CGACGCCAGTAGTGGTTTGCTCGGTGCAGTCGTGGTTCGCCATCATGCTCATGCCGGTATGGGCGTTGATGGCGTGTCTGCGACGCCGCCCCCACGCGTAGTGGATCACTCGTTCCACCACCATCATCACCCCCGCCATGCGGTGGCGGCGACAGTCTCCTCAGCCAATCAGTATCAGTCCGCTGTAGCTCGCGCCGCCAGGTCTGCCGCCCTGCGAAACCGGCTCCCTCGTACCCAGATGGATTTTTACGCACGACGGTTGACGCAACGATAAATGGCAATCCAGTTTCAGTCGCCCAGCTATAGAGCCGCTAGCTCAGACCTCACTATCCAGATCAGTCCGCTGGGGCTGGTCGAGCTTGCCGACGAAGAATTTGAGGTACACGGGCCGCGTTTGAACAGATACGCAATGAACTGGGCTTTCTACTTGGGCTACCACTGGGCGCAGCGCCCCGACCTCGGTGACCCGCAGCTCACGTTCAACTACACGCGCGCGCTGTCTGACTTCACCACCAACTTCGTGTTCGGCAAGGGCGTCGGCTTCCGCTCCCCCGACGCGACGGGTGCCATTGTTCCTACCCGGCTCCAGCGCATCTGGGAGATCGACAACAAGAAGGACTCTCTGCTGTGGGAGTGCGGTGCAATGGGATCGGTCACGGGGGACTGCTTCATCAAAGTGGCCTATGAGGAGCCGTGGACTGATCCGTCAGGGATGCCACATCCGGGGAAGGTCCGCATCCTTCCTCTGAACTCCGCGTACTGCTTCCCGGAGTGGCATCCCCACGACCGAAATCGCCTAATTCGCTTCAAACTCAAGTACCGCTTCTGGGGGACAACTCAAGAGGGGACCCGCCAAGTTTTCACGTACACCGAGTTGCTCACCGAGAGCGTGATCGAGGAGTACGTCAACGACGAACTGATCGACTCCAGGCAGAACCCACTGGGCGAGATCCCCATCGTCCACATCTCCAACCTGCCGATCCCGTCGTCGCCCTGGGGCATGCCTGACATCCAGGACATCACTGTCCTTAACCGGGAGTACAACGAGAAGGCCACCGACATCAGCGACATCATCAACTACCACGCCGCCCCGGTGACGGTGATCATCGGAGCGCGTGCGGCCAACCTGGAGAAGGGCACGCACCAGACCTGGAGCGTGCCCAACAAGGAGGCCAAGATCTCCAACCTTCTCTTCGACCCCCAGGGGATCGAGATGTCGATCAAGTACCTGGAGGTCGTGAAGAGGGCCATGCATGAGATGACTGGCGTGCCCGTCACGGCCCTCGGTGAGGAGCAGGCGATCTCCAATACCAGCGGTGTCGCCTTGGCGATTCAGTACCAGCCGTTGATGAACCGGTTCCACCTCAAGGCCACTCAGTACGGCGAGGGATTCGCCGCTGTCAACAAGTTGGCGCTCAAGACGCTCTTCATGAAAGAGCCAGAGATGCTGACGTACAACGATCTGATCGACCCGCCGCTCCAAGACGACCAGATGCCGATGCTGGACCCGATGGACCACATCACCTACGAGAACACGGTCCATTTCCAGCCGCCGCTGCCTGTCGACCAACTCGTCAAGCTCAACGAGCTGCAAGTGAAGATGGCCCTCGGCCTGGAGTCCAAGCGTGGTGCGCTGATGGAGCTGGGCGAGGAGCAGCCCGACGAGAAGCTCCAAGAGCTGTTCCACGAACTGGTCGATGACACTGAACAGCAAGCCGCCCTGGAGTTCCTCAAGTCCCAGGCGGCGAGCTTCACCGTGAACATGACCGGCATGATCCCGCCCGACGGCCCAGTGCCGAACCCGCCACCGCCCCAGGGCGGCGACGGTAATGGAAGCAAGGGCAACGGTGGTGGCGTCAAGTCTGCCGGTGGTCAGGGTGTGACGAGTGGCCCAGGAGCTGTGCCCAAGCTCGGCGTGCTCCCCGGCATCGATCTGACCGATTCCGACGATGTGAAGAAGATGCAGAGCCGCATCGTTGCTCTCGCTCACGGGGCTGTGCTGCCCCAGCGTCGAGTCCCAGAAGAGGATGAGTAGAAAGGCAGGCATGGCAGACACATCGACACAGCAGGACCCAGAGGCAGCACCGCCGCCGGATCCGAATGACCCGAACAACATCACGGTCGAGGTACAGGAACCGGCCCCACCGGCCCAACCACCGCGTCAGCCCCGCAGTGGTACCGACCCTCAGACCTTCAGCACCGAGGACATCGAGAAGGTTCGCCAGGAAGAGCGTGCCCGGTTCAGCACCCTCTCCACCCAGATCGATGAGGCCAACGCCGAACTCGCCCGGTTCCGCCAGCAGGACGAGGAACGGCAGAAGGCGGAAGCCAAGGCGCAGCGGGAGCTTGAGAAGGCTGAAAAAAAGAAGCAGGAAGACGAGATGGAGCTGCGCGATTTAATCGCGAAGAAGGACCAGGAATGGGAAGCCAAGCTGGAGCAGGAGCACCAGGACCGGGAGAAGGCACTCGCACTGCTTGAGCAGGAGCGCCGTCATGCTGGTCTCCAGAGCTATCTCGCCCAGCGCATGATGGAGGAAGGCGAGACCATCGTTCCGCAGTTGCGTGGACTCGTCGGCGGTAACAGCGAAGCGGAGATCGACGTCAAGATCAAGGAACTCCAGGAAATATCCGGGAGCATTGTGGGCGACACGCAAGCATTTTTGCAGCAGGTAAGTGCGTCTCGTCCGACCGTCGGCGTGACCGCCCCTCCGATAGGTCCAGCAGAGACGGCGACGCAGACGCGTACCTTGACGCCAGATGACCTCAAGGCGCTGACGCCCGAGGAGTACGCTGACCAACGTGACGCATTGTTGCGGGCGGCTTCAGCGAGTCGCAGGCAATAGAGGAAAAGGAGGCCGGAAAGTCTCAGGCCGTTATTGAGAGGAAAGAGAGGTAGGCACAATGCCTTCCAGCATCACCGGCACTCCCCTTCTGAGTGCTTCACCTACCGGATATCCAGGGACCAACTCCCAGTTGTCCCCGGCTATCCAGGTGATCTGGTCGAAGGAGATCCTCTTCCAGAGCATGCCGGTGTTGCGTTTCGAGCAGTTCGCCGTGAAGAAGACTGAGCTTGGCATCCAGCCAGGTCTCCAGATCAACTTCATGAGGTCGATGGGCCGTCCTGTCGGGTGACTGGCAGGATCACCACTTCGCTGTATCGGTGAACCCCCCCAAAACCAGGGGAATACCGAGGCAATCCGGGAAACCGGCGAGTCCGTAGAGACTGCACGCGAAGCCCTCCCTCGGGAGGTGAAGATACAGTCCGATCTGCATCGATGGTAAAGATGCAGAGGGCGGCAGAAATGACCGCCCCACACCGGGAAACCGGTGGGGTAACAGAATGACAACAACCTCGGAGACGCAACACAGTTGGTCGAAGGTGTGCGTATGCAGACCGCTGCGCTCACCGCCAGCCAGTACGCCATCACGGTGGCAGAGCAGGGCTACGCAGTCGCAGTCTCAGAGCTGCTTCTGAACGCGTCCTTTGACGACGTCATGGCTTCGTCCTCACGGCTCCTGGGCCGCAACATGGCGAAGTACCTTGACGGCTCCGCGCGGGACACGCTCTACAACGCTTCGTCGGTGCTGTGGGGCTACGCCCTCCCGGCTCCGGCTGCGACACGTACTCCGCTGTCGCCTTACGACGCCGGTACCGTCGGCACCCAGCAGACCGACCTGACCACGGGCACCAACAAGGGCACGTACTACATGAGCGTGTCGGTGACCAAGGACGCGGTCGAGACGTTGGCGACGAAGAACGTGCCGCGCATCGGTGAGACGTACGTCTGCTTCATCGACCCGCACCAGTCCCGGCGTCTTCGCGATAATCCAGAATTTATTGAAATCACGAAGTACTCGGCACCGGGGAACTTCATGCTCGGAGAGATCGGTCGCCTGAACGACACGGTCTACATCGAGACCACGCAGATTCGGCAGACCCAACCTGCGGGTGCCGGTACGCCGGTTGTGCACTGGGCCATGTACCTCGGTGACAACGCTTTCGGTCACGCCATCGCGTTGCCGGTCGAGCTGCGTGACGGTGGCGTCCTCGACTTCGGACGTGAGCACGCCCTCTGCTGGTATGCGATATGGGGGTTCGGCTTGGTGACTGACCAGGCTGTTTGCATCGCCCAGACGAACTGATGCCAGCACGCGGAGGACCACAACGCGGCGACCACACCGGTCGAGAACGTCAGCGTCTGACCAACGAAAAGGCCAAGGAATTGGCTGATCGTCAGAAAGAGATTGGTCTCGTCAACCAGGTCGACATCGTGGTCGAGCAGGAGGGGATCTTCGACCCCATCACTGGGGAGCTTGAGGAGTTGCCCGAGAGCGCCCAGGAAAAGGTCGACCAGATCAAGGACGCGCCGATCACGGTGGATGACGATGAGATCCTTGACCCGTCACAGCCTCAGGTCGCTGCTAACCCCATGAAGGACTTCCGCGAGGTGCAGACCCAGCAACAGGCTCAGGAGCCAGCTCCGAATCCTCTGGAGGTGGTGGACCTCGGGATGGAACCGATCACCGTCGAAGACGAATGGCGGGTCATCCGGGTCAACACCGATGTCGAGGACATGACCTACGGGGCCGGTACGAACTACACGTTCCTGCGTGGACGTAAGTACCGTGTCCCCAAGGGTCTCTACGAGTGGCTGGAGAGCAGAGAGCTGGTGTACCACTGATGGTTGACCTGGAAACGAGAACCTGCGACAAGTGCGGTCAGACCGACACTGCACCTCGTCACGTTCAGTACGTCGCCTTTTCTCACCCCGTCACCGGGGAGGGCACCGACCTCTCTGTCTCCAAGCACGTCGACTGTTGTGCTGAGGACGGTTGCCCCATCTGCACCACCACGATGCAGGCAGTCGGGGAGGCAGGCGTCGGCAAGGACGACGCGCTCAGGAACTTCTTGCAGAACGAACCTGAGGAACTCAAGCAGGAGCTGTTTGAAGCATGGGCGGTGGAGACGCCCGAATTTCAGATTCCTACCACGTCCGAGGAGGCGTAATGGCGAACCTTGTAACCGTAGAGGCCAATGCGATGCTGGGTGCGTCATCGGGTCAGGCGGCATACGTCGCCCCGGTCGCCCCGATCAAGGTGGCTCTCGTGACCGCTACTGGTACGGCGACCGCCGCTGGCACGGAGGTGACCGGCGGCAGCTACGCCCGCCAGACGATCACCTTCGCTGCTGCCTCTGGTGGCTCGATCTCGTCCAACGTGGCGCTCACCTACACCAACATGCCCGCCTGCACCGTGACTGGAGTGGACGAGTACGACTCGGCAGGGACGCCGGTACGCCGTTGGTTCGGCGCACTCTCGGCGTCCAAGACCGTCAACGCTGGTGACACCTTCTCCATCGCCTCGGGGTCGTACACCAAGACCTTGAGCTAACGCCATGACACGGTACGGGCCGTTATGGCAACAGGCTGGTACCTACACGGCAACACTTGATCGCTCCCTGATCGGCACGGTCTGGCCGACCGGTGGTACGACCGGTGGTGCCGTGACGGCGGTCAACAACACCATGACCGTGAGCGTCGCCCCAGGGACGGTGATAGTACCGCTGGCGACGGGCCAAGGTGCTGCACTGTGTCGCTGGGACGCCGCCGAGGTCGTCGGTCCCCTGGCTGCTGCTCCGGCCAGTAACAGTCGGATCGATCTCATCGTCTGCCAAGTTCGGGACAACCAACTGGATGCTGGAAGCAACAACGACTTCGTATTCACCTTCGTAACCGGGACTGCGGCGGCGAGTCCGACTCCTCCGGCCACGCCAGCGAACGCCTACTCCATGGCACAGATCACCGTGGCCTCGGGCATGACGAACCTGAACACGGCGACGATCAACACGGTCGCGAGTGGCCTGGCTTCGGGGGCGGCGTACCTCGACGTGTCCTCGACCGCCCCGCCGCCAGCCGCCCCCACGATCACGCCCCCAGAGGGTCTCCTCTGGCTCGACACCAGCACGCCCACGCCATCGGCTGTGGCCTACTCCCCACCGACTGCTCCACCGGCCACGGGGTTCAACACCTTCACTGACGAGGCGGGCGAGGTGTGGGTATCCAACAATGGGAGTGTTTGGAAGAGGGCGATACAAGCTCTCTTCGTCAGGCTGCAACGGGGAGCGGTTTACACCTTCCCCACGGCGTTCACCAACTTCCCCTGGGACGGATTTGATGATCCGTACGGGGTGTGGGCGCGGACTTCGCAGCAGATGACTATCCCGGTAGCTGGTCTCTGGTTGTTTGCTGGATCCAACTATGCACCGTTTACGAACCTCACCACTGGTCCCCAGAGTATTCAGACCAACTTGGTGAAGAACGGCACTCCTGTGTCTCGCGGCACAATGGAGACCAACTGGGCGAATGTTGGTACTCGTTGCACGCTGACTGACGTTCAGCGTTGTGCTGTTGGAGACATCATCTTGTATCAAGCGATTTGTACTCTCGCAGGGGTGTCCACCACGTTTGCCGACGCCTCCAATAATTTCCTGGCGATCAAGTACTTGGGCACGGGGTAAATGCCTCATGGCTGTACTGAAGTACTGGGACGTTGCACAGGGGGCGTATCTGTCCTTCTACACGGGAGCGCAGGGACCGCCGGGTCCGCAAGGGTCGCAGGGACTGTCGCCCACTGACTCAGTCCAAGTCGTTCCCGGTGGGGGTTGGATCGGTGCGGCACCACCCGTAGGAACGAAGCTCAAGACGTGGTGTGGTTCGATCACGGTGACTGCCCCCAGTACAGCGCAAAACTCAATCGACATCACCGCTGCCGGATTCCAGTATGGATACGTTGCGATGGTGGTTGTTGGGGATAGCACTACTGCTGGCGGTAACAACACCGGCTGTTCAGTCGACTACAACAGCACCCTCACCACACTTATCGTTTGGGCTTTTTACGCCAGTGCATGGGTCACGAGTGGGACTGTGCGGTTTGATTATTTGCTGGTGGGGGCCTGATGCCGACGCTTCGGTACTGGGACAAGGTGCAAGGGGCATACATACAGGCTCCAGCTATTCAGGGTGCCCAGGGTCCTGTCGGCACACAAGGTGCCTTAGGATTGTTCCCGGTCGACACGATCAATCCAGCGTTACAGAATGTCTTTACGGGAGCGATGCCTCCCGCTGGGACCCGCATCAAGTTCTGCTTCACGCACGGTACTGCGACCCCGGACTCGACTGGGAAGTTCATCATTACCTTCTCCACCTACGGTTGGACGTTCCAGTACGGTTACATTCCTGTCCTCACGGGAGCGATCCTTCCCGGAGGAACTGCGACCGGGTTCACGGCTGTTGAGACCGGGAGTTCTCCTACCCAGTTGACGGTCTACGCCTTTAACGGGTCCGGTGGGGCTATCACGACGGCGGTTCATTTCATGCTCTGGGTTGTGGGGGCGTGAGATGCCCATTCTGAAGTACTGGGATGTTGCCCAGGGGGCGTACGTGCCCATTTCTGGGGCACCAGGACCGCCGGGATCGACGGGACCTCAGGGTCCGTCCGGTACGGTGCCGACCGACGATCCGTTCGGACGCTATGCCTCGGTCAAGGTAGGAACGACACCGACAGCGGGAACGACGCTCAAACTATTCGCACAGACTTATGTCGCCACCAGCACGGTGTTTGCGACCATTGCCTTGACTCTCCCGTCCAATATGTTCAGTACCGGGTACGTCGCAATGGCGATGATGGCTGATGCCACGCCTTACAACCAGCTTGGACTTACGCTCCAGCAGGGTCAGTGCTCACTCACGCAGGTCGGCGTGATGATTTGGCATGGAGGGACCGCCGTTCAGAACGCTCAGATGCGGGTCAATCTGATTGCTCTGGGGGCGTGAGCCATGACTGATATTTCGCCCGCCGCCGGGACCACACCGATACGTCTTTACAACAAGTTGTACAACTGGAAGTACGTCGCCGGTCAGGCCGGGAACGTCAATCATGTGGCGACCGGTGGCCTGGTCGTAGCTGCCACGGTCAAGCAGCTTTCCTTCGTCACCCTCGCTGGTGGAGCGGCACTGAACGTGTCGCCTGCGGTGACCGAACTCGCCGCGGTCAACCAAGCCGCCACCGCGGCTCTCACTACCACCGCCAAGGTCACCCAACTCTCCAGTGTGAGCTTGCATGCCACCGCATCCATGATTGTCACGACCTTGGGCACCGTCGCCTCGTCGGTGTCCATGATTGCTGCTGGCTCACTCCTTCCAATCGGCGGCCTCATCTATACCGGGTCGGTCAGTTTCGCCGCTGGTGCCGCCATGGCAGTGGCTGGAGCGCCGGGTCCCCTCGGGGTAGTCCCGATGTCCGCTACGGCGGGGGCGACTCTTACTGGGGGTGTGCAGCAGGTCTCAGGAGTCATCCAGTCAGCCACGGCTGGGATGACAGCGAGTGGGTCGAACACCGAAGTCGCCACCGTCACGTTCGCCAGTAGTACCTCGCTGGCCGTCGCTGTTCTACGCACCGTATTTGGCACTCCTGTCACTCTCGCTCCCACTGCGTCTATGTCGGTGACAGCCTTCTTGATTCAAGGCGGCATTGGAACGGTCATGACGGGCACGGCCAAGCTGACCGTCAGTGGCAAGACCACTCAGGTCGTCACTGTCCATCCGACAGCGACGGCTGCGTTGGCGGTAGCTACACAGGTAACACAGCGCGGTGCCGTAGTACTGAAGCCGACGACCACTCTCATGGTGACAGGCAGGACCACGTTGGTCGGTCAGGTTGCTCTCGCCGGAACAACCTCGATGATGGTGGTCCCGTCGGTTGCCGTGATCATCAGGCACCAGGCTTTCGCCTACATGCGTGTGGATGCTGCTCCAGTGAGCATTATCGCCACGTTCACCTTGGCTCCCAGGGCTGCTCTCCACGTTGCACCTCAGGTGACCGGCCAGGTCTCCATGGCTGCCCATGCCGGGATGACGGTGTCGTCGGTGGCGACGCACAACGCTGTTGTTTCTCCCTTCGCTCCAACGGCTCGCCTGACCGTCACCAATATCTCGACATACGTCCCGGTATCCGGTGTGGTCCAGATGGCTCCCCAGACGGGTCTCGTCGTTGCTGCTGTGACACATCCGCCGCCAGTCATTCACATGGTGGCATCCGCCTCGATGAGGGTGATGGCGGGGGCGCATACCGTGCTGGCGCGAGTCGCCCTTTCGGCCAATGGTCGCCTGGTTGTTACTGCCTCTCTATCTACTCCACCACGGGTCCACCTGACAGCATCGTCGCTCATGTTGGTGGAGAGCTATGAAGCTCCAACGGTTCCCTCCCTGGAGGATCAGATACTCGCAGTTATTGGGCTGGACCCCATCCTCCTTGGTGCCACGGGATACGTGGACAACATCTATACCTCGCGCCTGGTGAGTGATTCTGAATAGTCTCCTGCGACATGGAGCACTGGATCACGGGGATCTCGACGCACTGCGCCTTCACTGAGAGTGCCACCGTCCATTGGCTGACCGCTGTGTGTTCGTGTGGTCAGGTCTTCACCGAGTCCTCACCGTCGAAGAGCTACCGCACGGCGGCGACTTCACTGGCCCGCAAGACGGTAAAACACGTCACAGAGCAGAATCGCCCCCATGGTCATTACGACTGGGACCGGCCCCCCAGGGTGGAGGATGCCTAACCGATCACGCAGGCGAACACGTTGGTCTGCCCGCCTTTGCCATTGAGGGTGACTTCCTGCATGCTCGACCCCGCTGGACAGGAGAACGTGCCAGATGGACCGGGGGGACCGGTTAGTCCTGTTGCGCCCCGTGCTCCTGGCGGGCCTTGTGCTCCTGTTGCACCGACGCCGCCGGTCGCGCCTGTGGCTCCGGTCGCGCCCGTTTTCCCCGTCGATCCTGTTGCGCCCGCCGAACCCACAGCGCCCGTGGCTCCTGTCGCTCCCGCCGTGCCGACTCCATTTGCGCCTGTAGCGCCAGGAGCACCCACGGCACCAGTCGCTCCCACGCCCCCGGTGCTGGTTGCACCGGTCGCCCCTGTGGCACCCACCACACCCCTCTCGCCTTCGGGACCCGCCTGCCCAGTGACCGGGCCTGTTGTGGTCGTGCCGCCTGCCGCCGTTGTGCCGGTCGTAGTTGTACCACTCGTTGGTCCCTGAGGGCCTGCGGGGCCAGCCGGTCCCTCCTTCCCAGGTGGGCCTGGTGGTCCAGGTTTGTTCGCAGCGTTGCTGATGGAAAGGCTGCCGAGGATCAAGGCCAGGATGAGGAACGCTGTCGAAATTATTGCCAGCCGTGTGAAGCTGAAGAAGGGTTTCTTCTCAGTCGCCATGTTCAGGGATGATAAGCCCGTGCTGCATTCGTATTCGGTGCAGTTCGGCGGTGGCCTCCTCGGCCTCCTTACGTGCTGCTGCCAACTTTTCCTCGCACTGCTTGCTGCCTTCTCCCTTCGCCCTGATTACCGCCGCCCAGGCAGTGATGATGCCCGCTACTCCGGACACCAGAGCGATGATCGAAAGCTCCACTCCATCTCAGGTGGCGACCATCCCGGCGGCTGAGCCGTAGAACGGTACGCCGAAGGCGAACACCCCCCCGTCACGACCCAACAGCCAGTAGCCGCCGCCAGCGGCGTCCATACCGGTGCATTCGCCGTTCATCGGCTTACCGCCCATCGAGCCGTGGAACTGTGCATCCCCGAAGCAGAAGATCCCGCCATCGGAGGAGCACATCCAGTACCCGCGGCCACTGTCAGTGACAGCACCACCTACGACCGGTGCGTTCGGCTTGACGTTGAGGCCAGGCAGCGAGCCGTAGAACTGGGCGTCACCGAAGCTGAACACTCCTCCGTCGCTGCCGAAGATCCAGTAGCCGGTTGCATTTTTCTTAGAGACGATAGCCACGGCTCCCTTCCTTGTCTGAGGTGGTGGTGAGATGGGTGCTGATCCGAAGGCACGGCTCAGGATTTCGTCGCGCTTGTTGAGTCGTACATCGCATGGGCATGCGGTCTGCACCGCCATGCGGTGGTAGCCAAAGCCAGCTTGGCCGTCAGCGTTGGCTTTGGCGTTCTTCCAACCATGGACGCGAGCGCCCTCTTGGTAGATGCGTGCCAGTGCGGCTGTCATGGCCTCAGACATCGGGTCGGCGTAGCCGTTGGCTGGCGATGTACAGCCCTCGGTCTCGACGCCCACGTACCGACTATTCAGTGACTTGCCATGCCACGTGACCGTGTCTGTTGAAGCGTATTGCTCGATCCTGCCGTCCTGGGAGACCCAGAAGTGCGCCGAGACTTCAGCACTGGGCGAGTTGAAGAAGTTGAACAGACTCCCGTTCATCACCGCATGGTGCAGCACCAGGCCGAGATTCGGTCCCAGTGTGCCTCCCGTGTTCGCTCCTATCGGGCGATGGTTGGCACAGGCGAACCAGGCCACCTACTCCCGACCTCGTTCGTGCTCGTCTTCGTCATCGGGACCGGCATCCTCGTCTCCCAGGCCCTCGGCTGAGCCGTACTGATCGGCCTCGGTGCCAACCTCATCTTCGTTAGGTGCCCGCTCCAGGTCGCTGAGCGTCCGTCCGGTCACTGGGTCGATGATGCCCTTTTCCTCTGGTGTCATTTGCTTCTCCTTATTGGGTCTTCACGACGGTCAGACTGGACTGCTTCGACTTCATCGTTTCACTAGCGCCAGCGGGTGAACCGAAGAACGCCTGCCACTTCATCTGGGCACCGGCTGTCGCTTCTACGACCGCCGATCCCTTACTTCTCCAGACTGTTCCACCCACGTTCACTGAGGGTGTGCTGCCTATGTCGGTGATGCCTGCGTTGAACCCCGTGGCGTTCGTGGAGAATGACGGCAGGACTGAGCCGCCTGTACTGGTCATACGGATGTCCCAGTTGATCCCGTAGACGCCCGTTGTATTGAAGATGATCGTCTGGGTGTCAGCCTTTACGGCGATGTCATTCCCAGTGGACCCAAAGACAGTCCAAGGAAGGGACACATTCGTGCCAACCGGCACCGCCAGGTCTGCTGGTGGACCAGTTAGCCAGAGGTATGAAGCGGTCTGAGGAACCGCAGGAGGAGGAGTGCTGCCCGTGCTGCCTTGGGGCTGGACTGCTGCGGTCATCCAAGAAATGCTGTCCAAGAAGACTTGTCCGGTCGTGTTGGTTGCAGGGAATCTCAGCTCGATGGATCCGTTGGGGAGGATGTCGATCCGATAGAAGCGGGCCGGGATCACGTCCTCCACCGCCAACACTGTTACCGGGTTAGCCGGGTATGTCAGCGGTGGGCACTGGAGTATGACAGAGCCATCCATCGGGTTTGCACCCGGATAGAAAATCTCGCCAGCGAGTTGCACTCGGCCCCAGGCGTCGATCAAGTACTGCACGTTTGAACCCGGTACCGGACTCCATGCCCCTGCGATGTAAGGCGTCAGGTCGTTCCAGGTTGGTGGGACGAGATCCTGCATCCCGCCGGGTGCGCCAGCAGGCCCAACGGCTCCTGCTGGACCGGTCGGTCCCACGACGCCCTGAATTCCTGGAGCGCCCGGTTGTCCAGAAGCACCTGGTGGTCCCTGCGGTCCCGCAGCGATGGCGAGGGTCTGCCACCCGTGTCCTACGAGGTAGTAGTACACGGTGTAGCTCGTCGTGCCGACCAACCACACCATGCCGAACTGAGCATCTGCGGGAAGGGCGGGGAGATGGCTTGGGTCAGGCACTATGCCAGCGACGACGAAGCCGCCCGGAGGACCCTGGAGTCCTGCGGGTCCGACAGGACCCTGTTGACCGCGGATGCCCTGGACTCCACCAGGCCCAGTTGGTCCCGGAGGCCCAGGGGGTCCCGGCAAACCGGGCACCAAGATCTCGACCAGGTTCTCGGTTTCGGAAAAGACAAGGGAGGTGTCAGTCATATGAACCTCTGGTGGCGACGGTGAGTTCTGGATTGACCATGCCATCGAACCGGGTGATGTTCGGATCGACGTGGAAGAAGCCGCGCATGATGCGGTCTTGCACTCCGGTCTCGTAGAGGGCGAAGAGGTCGTAGTTGTACGACCGTCCGATGCCCCAGTACCCGACCGCTTGCACCGACCCTGGGTAGTTCCCCCACTGGAAGTAGGTCAGGCTGTCCTCGGGGGTGATGTGGAGTTGGATCGAGCAATCATCGGGCAAGATCACGCAGCGGCTGGAGGGGCCGTCCATGTGCAGAGCGAGGACCCCGTTGGAGTTGCGGATGTCCATCACCGCTGATGTCAGGGGGACGAGGTTGCCCGTGTTCGGATCACGTAATCGGACGACGAACTGCCAATCGGCCCCGGCGCTGAGTTGGAAGTTGTACTTGATCATCACCAAACCAGGGTCTGCGAGAAAAAATCGGCCTGCTGGGCGTCATTGACGACCTCCTCGCCCTTGACCTGTTCGCCCAAGGCCGAGACTGTCAGGTAGGTGCCGTTGACGAAGCCCTGCTTCTCGTATTTGGTCACGCGAAAAACGATGTCTCCATATTGGAAGCGATCCCGGAAGTGGTTGGCTGTGGCGAGTGGAGTGAAGCGGAACCGGTCGGTGGCCTCGGTCACCTGGAAGCAGACGCTGGCGGTCGACAGAACGTAAAAACCTTGCTCGCTGTCGATGGGATCGTCCTGGCGAAAATCGATGAACATGACCGGCAGTACCACGGGCGGGTACCAGGCGCGGCTCGGACCCTCGTCATAGACCTCGTGCTTGGTCGTCGCCATCTGGTCGAATTCAAACCACAACACGTTCTCGCCCCAGACGCGTTGGTAGTTCCGCATGACCTCGTTCATGCGAAGCAAGCGGTCCTTGGGGTACCAGGCGGGGGTATAGAGCGGCATCTAATCGTTCTTCTCACGCATGCCGAGGTAGGTGGCGACAGCGCCGACCATCGCCCCGAGAACAGTGGCGAGCAATGTGGACTCGGCCTCGGAGATGTGACCGGCAACCTGATGGTCGGCTTCGGACCACGCCAGGATGACAATGGCGAATGCCGCCCCGATGGCGAGGATCAGTGCGGCGATGGAGCGCCAGTCGATGTTTCTCATCGGTCACCACCAGCCCACCCAACCTGTGTTGATGGTCGTGTACTGCCAGTAGTACCCCTGCCCTGTCTTCGGATCCACGTCCCTCGTCGGGTCGATGTTGGTGTTCGGCTGCAGGCAGACGTAACGGTGGCTCTCGTAGTCGATGAGGTCGTTCTTGGCGAAAGGACGATCCGGTGTCCAGGTGCCTTGGTACGTGTACATCTGCTGGGTGACGTCGATGGGTGGCATCTCTCGTTGCGGCCAGGTGATGTCGTCGTACTCCTTGGACCTGAACACGGGCACCAACCTCTTCGTCGTGCGGGACGTGCGCCGGAGCTTGCTCATGGTGATGCGGTACAGACCCACGCCTAGAGCTGAGGACAGCATGAGGTACTGCTGCTGGAGCTGACCGATCATGGCGGTGATCTGTTGGAAGGTCTGACCGATGGGGATGGTCACCCCGTCGGGCGTATGTACGTCGTGCTGCTGTGCCGCCCCCACGGCCATGTCCCACAGGGCCATGATCGTCACCAGGATCGAGATCGGGTACTCCTCGACCTCGGAGATCTGCATGGGCATCGGGGTGCCGTACTCGATGGGCTGGCCGGTGGTCCCCAGGGGAGGAGGCCCCTCCGGGGGCGGGTAGCCCATGTCGACGGTGCCCGCCGGTTCCATCCCGTAGGTGTGCTGGATGTACGCCGTGCGGATATAGAGGTCAAGCTCGGCGGGGAGGAAGTCCCGGTAGAAGGTCCCCTGGCAGACCATCAGGATCCCCTGGGGCGGGGCCTGGAAGAACGTGAGGACGCCTCCGTGGTCGTCGCAGATGAAATCTCGGTCGATGACCAGGCCCGTGGTGCCCCCCGCCGTGGTGTCCGTGAGGACGACCTGGAGGGTGTCGCGCAGGATGTTCTCCACCGGTAGCTCAAACCGCCAGGCCACTCCGGAGCACGTCTGCCGCGCCAGGAATGGGCGCGGTAGGTCGCGCAGACGCAGCCGGGTCATCTGAGCGATGCGCTGGGTGGACGAGGGGTCAACCGGCGGATACGACAGCGCCTGGTCTGTGTCGGGGTATTGCCCAGATTGTCCAGCAGTGATGTCGTACGGATTGGGCAGCCCCGAGACCTGTGGAGGGATGACAGTTGGAGTGACGGTCAGCCCTGTTTTCCCGGACCCGGTCATCGACACAGCGACCAGGCTACGACGGGTGGTCAGGGTTCCGGAGCCACCCGGCGTACGCTTGACTCGTTCGGCCCGCTAACGCCGGATGAGTTGTAACACGCTTGAAAAATCGCCCATAGATCTGAGGAAAATGCCTTCCTCTTCGTTCACCTGCGTGAAGACGTCAGACCTGGACAAGCTCGCCAAAGTCGCCCAGGGCTACAAGAAAATGTCCAGTGCTCGGGTGATCACAGACGCGGCGACGAAGGCAGGCGAACACCTCAAGGGTTCGATGCAGCAAACCATCAAGGGCGAGTCGTCGCTGTCGCAGTACCACGACGTTGCCGATGCCCTCCAGGTCTACGAGTCCCCGGCGGCGTGGTACCGGCGGGCGGCTGCGGCTGTCGTTGGGCGTCGAGCCTTCCCCCGCAACATGCATGTGGGTCTCCCCGAGTCGCACGAGCTGCACGGCCGCGCCCAGGAGATGGAGCAGATCTATCCCGTCACCCAGGCGGCAATGGACCTGACTCGTCAGTCGGGCGACACCGTCGCCAAGTTCCGTGACGCACTGGCGGAAGCGGTGTTCAGGTGACTCTCGTCAACCCGATCAACGACCAGGCTCCGAACGATCCCTTCCTCGGCCAGTACACCGAGGAGGACATGGGTCTGAAGAACCTTCTCACCGGCATCACCGTGAGAGACCTGAACGCCACCGATGAAGCTCCCCGGCCCGTACCGGTGTGGTTCCACAATCCGGAGCGGGAGGAGCGCCGGATTACCTACCCGAACATCACGATCAACTTCACCGGGGAGCGGATAGCCCACGAGCGTGAGCACCGGGGCTGGGTCCAGGTCGGGTACCGCTACCTCCAGAACATCCCTTGGACCACAGAGGTCCCTCCCTCGATCAACTACCCCATTCCGATGGATTTCGACTACACCATCACGGCCAGCGCACGGATCAACCAGCACATTTCCCAGATGAGCGCCGCCCTGCTGCAGAGCCGTCTGCATCCTCGCTTCGCTCAGATGACTTGTCCTGGCGGCACCGTGCGACGCGTCGACATGCTCGGCACCACCAGAGCCAACGGGATGGAAGCCGACAAGCGGCTCTTCCGCCAGATCTACCGGGTCCGCATTCCGACCGAGGTCGAGGACATCATTGCTGTCGCCAACACCCGCGTTCGTAACGTGCTCCTCACCGTCATCGACACCACCAGTGAAAAGACGGTGATCGGTCCTGACCTCATTTCCCGCACCGCCGATCAGTCACTCATTTCCACCGGCCAATACCGCTCACAGGAGGAGTAATGGCAACTCTCACCCGTCCCGGCGTCTACGTCGACCTCTCGTCGTTCCCCGCCTATGCCGGTTCTTCGCCGGGGGCTGCCTCAGCGTGCTTCGTCGGGGCCTGCCCCAGGGGTCCGCTTGTGCCCACTGTCGTCTCCTCGTGGAAGGACTTCACCTACTCCTACGGTGGCTTTGAGACGGCCTACCCGCCCAGTGCGCTTCATCTGGCGGTCTTCTCCTACTTCTCCGCAGGTGGTACGAACGCTCTCATCATCCGGGCCTACCGGATGGACACATCGGGTCCGACGATCTCGGCGTTCACCTTCCAGGACCAGAGCACTACGACACCTCAGTCCTCACTCCAGGTGCAGGCAGACAACCCAGGGCAGTGGGGTAACAACATCTGGATCGACATCTTGCCCGGTACGGTCCTGCCGCCCCCTAATTCGCCTGACATGACGCCGCTGACCTTCACCTTGGTGGTCAAGTACCTGGGCAACGCAGCGGTCAACACGGTGGAGCGTTGGCAGGACGTATCGATGGTCCCTGGCTCGACCAACGCCGGGGTGAACAACTACGCCGTCGATGTCATCAACAGTTCGTTTAGCGGGTCGAACTTCATCAATGTCGTGGACCTCGCCAAGACCCACGGCACACCGACTCCAGCTCCCCACAACAACCCGGCTGCAACGACAGCGAGTCAGCAGTTGAACGTCCCGCCTGGATCGGATGGCAGTGCGCTCACGTTCACCGACATCCAGAATGCGGTGAATCGCCTTGATCAGTTCCCGGATCAGCCGTTCGTGCTCAACCTCCCCGGCATCAGTGCCAGCGATGCCACCACGTTCGGCATGGTCATCACCTACGCGACGAATCGCGGTGACATCTTCATCGTGGTTGACTGCCCTCCGGGAGTAGCTCCTCCATCACAGAATCCTGGTAGCAGTATCCTGCCCTCTGTTCAGGGTCTGGGAGCTACAGCTCAGGCCGCGGTGTACTACCCGCAGACTCAAATCTCCGACCCTTATTCGCCGGTTCCAGGTCGTACTCGGACTATTCCGCCGGGTGGGTTCGTGGTCGGTCAGTACATCGCTACCGATCTGGCGAGAGGTGTCGCCAAGGCCCCAGCCGGGTTGGGCGCATCTCTTCAGGGTGTCACGGGACTGGAGTTCACACTCACCAACAGCGACCAGGGCATCCTGACCCAGGGGAATGTGAACTGCCTCATTTCTGTCCCCGGTTCGGGGATTGTGGTCTGGGGGGCACGCACACTGTCGCCCTATCTCGTCACGCGCTACGTCTCAGTCGAGCGCACCATCATCTACCTCAGAACAGAACTGGTGTCGCTCTCCCGGTTCGCCGTGTTTGAGCCGAACGATTGGGTGCTGTGGAACCAGATCACTTCGGTGCTCAATCAGTTCTTGACGTCGTTCTGGCAGAGCGGCGGGCTACGTGGTCAGAATGCTGCAGACGCTTTCTACGTCACCTGTGATGCCAGCAACAACCAGCCGATGACCATCCAGCAGGGCATCGTCAACGTCGAGGTCGGTGTGGCCCTTCAGTACCCCGCCGAGTTCGTCGTCATCAGCATCGGTCAGTGGGCCGGTGGGCAGAGCGTGTCGGTCACTACCGGATAGGAGTACACATGACCAGTCGACCACTGAACTCAGACCCCCTGAGGAACTTCCGCTTCAACGTCAACATCAACCACCCGAACATCCCCACGCTGGCCCGCATGGGCTTCATGGCGATGTCTGGCCTGGCCGTCAACAACGAGGTCATCCCATACCGCGAGGGTGGGAACAACACAACCACGCGCAAGATGCCCGGTCAGTCCGAGTTCGGTCCCATCACGCTCACCAGAGGGATGATGGCGGCGCCGGTCATGACGCCGGGAGCCTCGGGTACCAACGTCGGAACCAACGAGGTCTACAACTGGCTGAGCCAGATCTTCGCCGTCAATGTCGGGAGGGGGTTCGGGACTCCCTCCACGAACTTCCGGGTCGGAGTGACCATCGATGTGATGGCTCACCCGATCACCACGACGGGGTGGGCAGCCGGGGTGGACAATCCGCCCCCCATCAAGGTGCGGTTCCTCCTCTACAACGCCTGGCCGATGGGCTACTCCTTCGCTGACCTGGAGGCTGGAGGTAATGCCGTCTTCATCGAGAACCTCACCCTGGCGCACGAGGGCTGGGGCATGCTCACCGCCAGTCAGGACCCGACCAACTTCCTCTCTCCCTCGGCCAGCATATGACCGTCTTCGACTCGGAGATCGATCCGCTCGCTGAGCCGGAAAAGGCAGCGGCTCAGGTCAACGCGCTCACAAAGCCGGAGGTTCCTCTCCTGGACGCACCGCCGTCCAACCGCTTCCCGTTGCCTGGTGGCTACATCGATCCCGAGGGCAACCTGCACACCGACGCCCGGATCCGCGAGATCAATGGCTCCGATGAGGAGGCCATGGCGCGCGAGCTACGCAACCCGACCATCAATGTCCCCAGGGTGGTCGACCTGTTGCTCAAGCGCACGGTGGAGGCAGTCGGCACCATCGATCCCGTCCCGGCCAACGTCTTGGCCGGGATGCTGACTGGAGATCGCGCCCAGCTCATGCTTGAGGTGCGGATGCTCACCTTCGGTCATGACTGGGAGGTGCCTGATTTCCCCTGTCGTCTCTGCGGTGAGACCTTCGGCACCATCGTGGAGTTGGACTCGATTCCCACCAAGAAACTCGACAACCCGATGGTTCAGGAGATCGAGGTCGAGCTTCGCAATGGGCACACGGCGACCCTCGCCCTCATAACCGGTGCTGTCCAGCTTGAGATGGTGGGCGACGGCAACCGCACGGGTCCGGAGGAAGCCACCATCGCTATTGATCGCTGTCTTCGCAAGCTCGACGGCTTACCGGTGGCCGGTCCTGCCGCTCAGCGGATGAGTATGGCCGACCGACGTACTGTCGTGAACGCTCTGGCTGAGGCGCAACCTGGCCCCCGCATGGAGGAGGTGATGGTGACATGCACCGAATGCGGACGGGAGGCCGACTACACCCTCAGCCTTGTCGACTTATTTCGCTAACACTCTCTCCCCCTTCGATCTCCTCTTCCTGGAGTACCGCCGCATCTCAGAGAAGTTCACTGGTTGGAGCCTGTCCGAGATCAAGGCCATGCCTTACTACGAGCGCAAGCACTGGGTAGACGTCGTGGTGAGCGAACATGCCTGACGGCGGATATGGAGCTGGTCTCTTCGACTCCGAAGGTCCGAAGAGATTCGGGGAGGAGGTCGGCAAGATCTCTGGCGCGGTGTCCGGTGTCCAGTCGGCCTTCACCAACTTCGGCACCACTGCCAAGCAGATCCTGGGTGACATCAGCAGTGCCGTAGACACGCTCAACAAGAGCATGCAGAACATGCAGAACAACCTGCAGGGTGCGATCAGCACTCTGGGTGGACTGGGCGGTGGTGGTGGCGGCGGGATGGGTGCACCTAGTCCGGGTGGACCCTCCGGCAAGACCGGTGATGCCGCCGACACCACGATGCAGATGCCGAACGCGACTCAGCCGGGTGACCAAGGGTTCAAGGGCACGCCGAGTATGGACCAGGGCACCGCCAGTAGAGGGACCGGTTCCTCGTTCCCTCAACAGCAATCGGGCACAGCCGCGATGGCTCAGCGAGCTGCAGACTCCATGATTCCAGCGGCTGTCGGTGCAGGAGCGAAGTACGCCCAGGGCCTGGTTTCCCAAGCAGTACAGGGTCAGACCATCGCCCAGATGATCGCTCCCGCTGCTGGTGTCAGTCAGCGCAGCCTGTATCAGCAGCCAGCGGGGGTCCTCACACAACAGCCTTCGGACTTCGCCCAGAGCAATCTCTACATGGCGATGAACATGGGCATCGTTCCAGGATCGGCACAAGGGGCGAACGCATGGCGTCAAGCAGGCAACCTGATGACGTTGGTGCCGAACATGAGTCCACAGCAGGCCATGCAGACGCAACTCCAGTCGATGGCCCCGCAGACTCTCAACCAAGAGATGGCCTACGGCTTCAACTTCAGCCCCGGCGGGAAGCAGCTCACCGGCACGGCACAGTACGTACAGATCTTCGATTTCATGTCGCGCAATGTCGGGGGGAAGCCGTCGTACGCCCAGTTTGAAGAATGGATGAAGCCGGGTCACCCATGGGCAGCCAACCTTGAGCAGGTATTCGGCCTCGCACCTGGGAGCGCGGGCTACGAAGCGTTCTGGAGTTACGCCACTCAGCGCATCGCCATGCAGAATCAGGGCAAGAAACTCGGCAGGGGTGGAACCGACATCTCTGGTACACCGGCTGCCGGTTCGACCTACATGCAGCAACTGAAGGCACAGAGTGCCAAGGGTCGAGCGGAGTCTCAGTTCTTCCCAGCTCTCGGTCAGACCGCTAGAGATCTCAGTGTGCTGGGCCAGGCTGGGTGGGGGGCTGCTGCCTCGGTTCTCAGTCCACTCACTGGTGGCGGTGGTCCCGGTGGATGGAGTCCGCTGAGTGGGTTCCTTCCCGGAGGTGGGATTCTCGGCAAGCTCCTCAGTCCGATGGGTGGACTCGGTGGAGGAGGGGGGCTGGGCAGTATCGGCGGTCTCCTCGGTGGTGGCGGTCTCGGTCAGCTCGGTGGTCTCCTCCATGGATTCGGGGGACTCGGTGGACTTGGCAGCCTTTTCGGCGGCGGCGGTGGACTTGGCAGTCTTCTCAAACTCAGCCCTATGGGACTTCTCGGTGGTGGGGGTGCCGGTCACCTCCTTGGCGGTGCTGGTCACATGCTCGGCAGCATTGGTGGTCACATCGGTGGCTTCCTTGGTGGTCTCCTCGGAGGTACGCCTGCTGGTGCTGCGGAACCGAAGCACAGCCAGCCCAAGACGGCGGAAAAGACCTCGGCACACCATCTGTTGGAGAAGCCGCCCCGCGACAGCGTTCTCTACGCTCTCACCCAACCAGTTCAAAAGGGGCAGAACACGCTCGCCGCTGCTCTGGTTTTTGGACTCACTGGTGGCAAAGGATCCGGCACTGGTATGCCAGGAGCTGGTGGTGGTGTGGGAGGCCCAATAACTGGGTTCCTCACTCGCGGCAATCTGTCCACCACTTCTGATGCATCCGGAATGTTCAAGGTAACGCAGACCTCAGGAGGTTCCTCAGGAGGTTCAAGCTCAACCGGTGGTGGTAACGCTGGCTCCGCTTCTGGTGCGGGGAATACCGGTGCCTTCTCCGGGACCATCCCGGCGGGTGGTGACTACAACCAGACCACCTGGGCGCAGGCCCTCCTGGCCGCCATCGGTGCGCCTACCAGTTCCTCCAACGTCAACTCCATCGTGACGTGGGAGAACCGCGAGGGCGGCAACTGGCACAACACGGCGAAGTACAACCCACTGAACACGACGTACCCGATGCCAGGGTCCTCCAACATGAACAATCTGGGCGGGGGACAAGGCGTCCAGGCATACACGAGCTGGCAGCAGGGACTGGAAGCCACAGTCGACACGTTGAAATCCAGTTCCTATAGCGACATCGTCGGTGCTCTCCAGGCCGGGAAGGGTCTGTCCGGTGCCTCGTACAAGGGTCTGAGCACATGGTCGGGCGGTGGCTACAGCTCACTGGCGCGTGGTTCCCAGCTCGTCGCTCGCACCCAGCTCGCTCTCCTCCACCAAGGCGAAGCTGTGCTTCCGGCAGCGGACAACTACTCCCGCTCCCCCTATAACCGTGGCGGCGGCATGGGTGGTGGAGGTGCTCCGGTCACACACTTGAACTTCAACCAGGGATCGGTCGTGCTGCAAGTTCCGAGTGGCGCGTCAGCACAGGACATGGAGAATCTCGCCACTCAGTTTGTTGGTGCAGTATCCAAGCGCACCATCATCGCAGGAGTGAGGTCCACGTAATGGCTGACTTCCTCAGCCCCATGGAGAACGTCACGTCCCAGACGACGGGACCCGGTGATGCAGCTCTCGCGGTTGCCAAGCGACAGCTCGGCAAGCCATACGTCTACGGGGCACATGGACCGGGCGCTTTCGACTGTTCCGGGTTGATGAACTACTCCTATCTCAATGGCCCGCACATCGATGTCGGCTGGACCACAGACACCGAGTGGGGCAACAACACCACCTTGACGACGGCGTACGACGCCCTGAAGCAGTCGGGCCTTACCGCTGGTGACCTAGTCGTCGGTGATCTGTTGTTGTATTTCCAGCCTGGGAACAGTGGGCAGAACGCGCACGTCAAGATGTACGCCGGAGGTGGGCAGACCATCGAAGCACCGCACAGCGGTGATGTGGTCAAGATGGCGCAAGTTGACCTCATCGGTGACGCATCTGAACCCTTCCGAGGTGTGAAGCGGGTGACCGGTGCCTCTGGCAGCGCCACTATTTCCCCTGGGTCGGGGTCAGGTAGCGGCAGCGGCAACAGCAGCAGCACGAACACGGGACTCAACCCGCAGCAGATGGCCGACCTGAAGAAGAACATCGAGGCCCTGAAAGACCCTCGCAACAACCTCCCCTTCTCTGCTCTCTTCCAGGGACAGAATGTTCCCTCGGTCAAAGGCAGTGGCAGCATGAGGGTCGCCCCTTTCGGTTCAGCACCGGAGTTTGCCCCGATCACGCACCTCGTGCGCGGAGGAATAGGCGAGCTGGTGGCGAAACAGTTCAAGTGCTACTTCATGATGAACCCTCTGGAGATTGACATGAACCTCCAGATCGACCAGGCACATCTGAATCCGTTCCAGATGCAGTCCAATGAGATGTTCCAATCTGGCGGGTACATGGCACAGAACCAGACCATCAACTTCACCATCTACTTCAACCGGATGTACGAGGTATGGCAGGGGAACATCCCTGGGCCATCCGATGAAGGAACTCGTTGGGACATCCGCGCTTTAGAGCGACTATATGGTCTCTTCGATGCATCGGTGAAAGGTGGCGGTGCTACAGGTCTCGGATCGAACGGGTGGGGTGGCTACGCCGCATCCATGCTGCCGGTACAGGTTGTCTTCGGAGCTGGCAACTCCATTCAGTTCCAGGGCTTCATGACGAGCTTGAACTACGCCTTCACTCTGTTCTCCTCCGACATGATCCCGGTTGAAGCCTGGGCGCAGATCCAGGTCATGCGTGTCTGGAACCCTTCGGAGTCTGGTGCCGACCTCGTCAGCCAACTGATCACCACGTCGGGTCAGGGTGGTCCACAGAAGCTCCCCAACGGAAAGCCGTTCACGAAATGATCGTCAACGGATCTCGCTATATGGGTCAGCCGGTGGTCACGGTCCTCAACGATCCTGACGAACAGGCGTACGCCGCCGCTGTCTACGGTCCACCTCCCGCACCCGTGGTCAACTTCGTGTACTACACCGTGGTCGAGGGTGATCGCCTGGACACCATCGCCAGTGATCTCTACGGCATCCCCGATTACTGGTACAAGATCGCCTACGCCAACCCCGAGATTTTCTATCCCGACAACCTCGTCGTCGGCTCGATCATCAGGCTCCCATCCCAATGATCAAGGCGTACGCCCTACCGATCTTCGACCCTGCGGGCCGTGCTGCCATCAAGACGGTGAGCAATGTCAAGGTCGTCCAGACTGAGGGGATGCACGACACCGCCATCATCACACTGCGCGGCGAGAACACTTCGGTTCCTGAGCTGCAGCCTGGTACTCCGGTGAAGATGCAGTACGGCTGGCAACCTCTCGATCTCGACTACTTCTATGGATACGTCGATCACATTGAAAACCATTACGACCGCACCATCTCCGACCTCTCAGCTCTTGAGGATGTGGTTTGTATCGGAGCCAGCTATACCCTCAAGGACCCCTTCATCGGAGCATGGTCGACCGTCCAGGCATCATCCTTGGTGGAACAGATTGCGAGTCAGTACTTCTTGGCCTCGGTTGTTCAGGACGATGATCCAATATGGCCGCAACTTTCTTGTACTGGTGATTCGGCGTGGTCTTATCTGACACAGTTGTCTGCGAAGACCGGCTACTCCCTGGCGTGCAACAAGACCAGAATTCGCTTTGTGTCGGTCGATCTCTCCATGCAGCGGTATTGGTCCACCATGCCGATCTTCGTGTCTCGTAATGCTGCTCCGAATGGACTGCAACAGACCATGAGTGTGTTCCATTCCTTGACCGGTGAGTCGAACTCTAGCTACGCCGGAGGTACCAAGGCAGTGCGGAACATCGGTGGGTTGGATCTCCGAACCGGTCAGATCTTCAGCGCCAACAACGACGCCACGAACTCCATCCCTCTGGGTCGGGACCAGAACTACCCGTTCTTCGGTCAACAGATCTCCGACACCGTGGTCGTCAACCAGGGTGCAGCTCAGGCCACTCTTCAGGGCATAGCTGACTCCAACCGCTGGGTCTACCAGGCCATCGCTACCGTCAGTGGTCTCACCACCGTGCGCCAGGGGGTGCCCGTAGTGATCTCCGGCATCGATGCCGTCAACGACGGTATCTGGTGGGTGCAGTGTGTGGTCCACAAGATCGAGTCGTGGAGCTACTCCCTCGACCTTTCTCTTGGGCGCGATTCCACTGGGGACAAAGGAGTGCGCGCCATCCAAGGCACTGCTGTCGCCTTTTCCCCCACCAATCCGTTCGCCTACTCGATCTCCAACGCCCCGCCCACCACCTTGGTCAACAATCGTTGGCGGGCGGCATACGCCTCCAACATCGATGTCTGTTAGTACGAACGGCAGCTCGCAGTACCCCGGCGTCTACCCGGCCAAGGTCTACGCGACCAATGATCCGTCCAAGACGCATCGCATTCAGATGTATATCCCCCAGATCTACGGGACCATGCCGGTCAAGATCTGGGCACCTCCGCTCACGACGACGAGTTCGACACCGGCTGTCGGTGCCGTCGTCTGGTGCATCTTTCAGGGCGGTGATCCGGCCTACCCGACGTACCTCCCGCCCACTCCCCAGGGCAGCGGCGGTGGTACCCAAGGCCCTCAAGGCGCTCAGGGATCTCCGGGTGCCCAGGGTGCCATTGGCTCACCTGGAACACAGGGTCCGCAGGGCAATAGTGGAGCTGTAGGGACTCAGGGTCCGCAGGGAACTCAGGGTGTCCAGGGACCGGCGGGGACCGGAGCACAGGGACCAGCAGGCCCCCAGGGTTCTCAAGGTGCGACGGGAGGAACCGGGCCGCAGGGGCCATCAGGGACCGGCGCTCAGGGCGCAGCAGGCCCGCAGGGAGCGACCGGATCACAAGGTCCCCAGGGACCGCCGGGGACCGGGGCGCAGGGCGCGCAGGGTCCACCGGGAGTCACCGGGGCGCAGGGTAGTCAGGGTCCGCAGGGCTTCCAGGGACTCACCGGATCAACTGGAACGACCGGGGCTGCTGGCCCCCAGGGCACTCAGGGTGTAGCAGGCCCGCAAGGCTCGACCGGCACACAGGGTGCCACGGGAGCTACTGGCACCCAGGGGCCTCAGGGCCTCCAGGGGACGCAGGGCGTCGTCGGGGCAACCGGCCCGACCGGTCCTCAGGGGACACAGGGAGTTGTCGGTGCGACCGGTCCTCAGGGTGTGCAGGGTGCAGCTTCGACTGTGCCGGGACCGCAGGGTGTGCAGGGAGCAGTCGGTGCGACCGGGGGCACGGGACCACAAGGTGCAGCGGGTCCGCAAGGTGCCACCGGCACGACTGGTTCGACTGGTCCCCAAGGGGTGCAGGGAGCAACCGGTGCGCCTGGTGCTCAGGGCGCTCAGGGTGCGCCGTCCTCGGTGCCGGGACCACAGGGTTCCGCCGGTCCCCAGGGGTCGACCGGTCCCCAAGGGACCCAGGGAGTCACCGGGGCAACCGGATCGACCGGCCCACAGGGTACCCAGGGCGTCATAGGAGCGGCGGGTCCGCAAGGTACGACTGGGGCCGCAGGTGCCACCGGCACGCAAGGACCACAGGGAGCACAGGGCGCATCGGTAACCGGCCCCCAGGGATCGCCCGGTGCCCAGGGATCGACGGGGGCAACTGGATCGACGGGTCCTCAGGGCGTGCAAGGAGCTACGGGTGCCGTTGGTGGCACAGGTCCGCAGGGCGCTGTTGGAGCGCAAGGTTCCACCGGGGCACAAGGAACCACGGGCGCGCAAGGTGCGACCGGTACACAGGGTCCGCAGGGGGCTGGCTACACCGCTACTTCGACTACGAGCAACGTCATCGGTACCGGATCGAAGACGTTCACGACGCAAGCTGGACTGGCGTACTTGGTCGGTGATCGAGCACGCGCGAGCAATACAGCGATTGTCTGGATGGAGGGTGCCGTCACGGCGTACTCGGGTACGACGCTGACGATCAATGTCGACACGACCATGGGTACCGGCACCTTTGTCTCATGGAACATTGGGATCGCGGGCCAGGTTGGAGTCCAAGGCCCTCAGGGTCTTCAGGGCACGCAGGGCGCAACGGGTGCTCAAGGTCCCCAGGGAGTCACAGGTACAGGAGCGCAAGGAGCGCAAGGAGCGACGGGTACTCAAGGCGTAACCGGTGCCACTGGTGGCGCTGGACCTCAGGGTGCAACTGGTGCGACTGGTAGCACTGGGCCTCAGGGCGCTCAAGGCGCAAGCGTTACCGGACCACAAGGTGCTGCTGGGGCACAAGGTGCAGCCGGTGCTCCCGGTTCGACGGGTGCTCAAGGCCCGCAAGGTTTTCAGGGCGCGACCGGTACAGGAGCGCAGGGTGCTCAAGGAGCGCAGGGCGCAGTCGGAGCGACTGGCAGTATAGGTCCGCAGGGATCGACGGGAGCTACCGGCGGTACGGGTCCGCAAGGTGCTCAGGGTGCGACGGGTACTGGTGCTCAAGGAGCGACGGGTGCCCAGGGTTCTGTTGGTGCTCAAGGTGCTGCTGGGGCACAAGGGGCGGCGGGCGCGCAGGGAGCCGCTGGAGCACAAGGACCGCAGGGTCTAGAGGGCCTGGACAACTGGACCACCGTCACGCAGATGAACGGCTCGGGTACCACCGCAGCCATCGTGCCCACTGCTGTCGCCGGTCGCACGATCAAGGTTGGCGACAACGTGATGTCGACCAACGCCAACTCGTTGGGCTTCTACGGCAACGTGACCTCGGTGCAGTCACAGACCTCGGTGACGGTGACGTACATCACGACGCTGCGCGGCCCACAGGGGACGCAAGGAGCAGCGGGAGCGCAGGGAGCAACTGGTGCCCAAGGTTCGACAGGAGCGCAAGGAGCAACAGGTACTCAAGGTGCAACAGGGACAGGAGCACAGGGACCACAAGGTACACAAGGTGTTACCGGTGCGACTGGTGTGGCAGGTCCGCAAGGCGCAACAGGAGCGACTGGGGGTGCAGGGCCTCAGGGCGCTACTGGTGCTGCGGGTAGCACGGGACCGCAAGGTCCGCAAGGAGCGACGGGGACAGGAGCACAAGGCGCACAAGGCGCGACCGGTGCTCCAGGAACAACAGGAGCACAGGGTGCGGCTGGAGCAACCGGTAGTACGGGTCCTCAAGGCGCAGCAGGTGCTCAGGGGACGACAGGAGCGCAAGGCGCACAAGGTGCGGGTTACACCGCTACATCGGCAACTTCTTTCGCGATTGGCGTCGGATCAAAAGTCTTCGTAACTCAAGCCGGTCTCGCTTATGGGGTCGGTGCGCGTGTACGTGCCGCTTATACGACCACGCCGACCAACTACATGGAAGGTGCCGTTACGGCATATTCAGGCACCTCGCTCACGATCAACATCGACACCGTGGCAGGCAGCGGAACGTATGCCGCTTGGACTCTTGGCATCGCAGGCAATGTTGGTGCTCAGGGAGCCGCTGGCGCGCAAGGAGCAGCAGGAGCACAGGGTGCCCAGGGATCTTCGGGTAGTGGTGGTGGCACGGTCTGGAGCGGAGCGGGGTTACCAGCCAATCAGGGAGTAACGGGTGATTTCTACTTAAATACCCAGAACGACCTGCTTTACGGCCCCAAAGGTGTTGCAGCAGCGGCTGACAACATCCATCTGACAGAGGGTTCCGGCCAGCAGCTATCGGGCTACAACATCGGACTTCGGTTTCAGTTCAGTACTGCTGGTTGGGTGAGCAGTGTCGACTGGTATTGCGATGCTGCAAACACTGGTGGTTTGACAACGGCTGGCTGGCAAGTACAGGTGTGGGACCCGGCAACTACCACTCAGCTTGCAGTAGGTAACCCGGCATCGGTGACGCCTGGTGCGTGGAACACGATCACACTCCAGACTCCGATCAACGTGTTGGCAAATCATCCGTATATGTTCACGATTTGGAGTCCATCCTCCCCGGCGGGTGCCACGGTTGGCATTCAAACTCAGGCGTCAAACGTCAACTCTCCTGGTGGTCACGTCACGCTTCTCTTCGGCACTGGTGCTTACATCGCGAATCAGAGCGCCATGCCCACTACGGCATGGGCCAACAATGCGTTGTTGATCTCACCGAACTGGATAGCGAATCTTCCTTGGCCTCTTGCTACATCAGTGGCCTACGCAGAGGTGGCCTCGACTGCACCACCGTCGAACGCACCGACCATCGCCCCGCCCGCAGGTTTGCTCTGGGTTGATACCAGCACACCGACACCGGGGAGCGTTCCATACATTCCGCCACAAGTACCGCCACCCTCCGGGGTCAACTTCTTCACGGACACATCAGGTGAGGTCTGGGTGTCTTTGAACGGTGGTGCGTGGAAAAAGGCTCGCGATGTTTTACATGCCAGTGCTTACCGCAACGCCGCTTTTACGTGGCCCACCACCAATGGCTTAGTCACCTTCGACACTGAGGTGTACGACGACTACAACCTTTACAACATCGCCAACGGTTTGATCACGGCACCTATAGCAGGAGTTTGGCGTATCGGAGCACAAGTACGTGGTGTTACGACGGGGGCAGCTCAACAAGGATGGCTTAACATGGAGTCGGGGAACGGAGCCACTATTTTTCAGCAATACACCATTTCAAACACTAATAGCGGAGGAGGGGTCTCACACGTAGTCAATCAGAGTGTGAGAGCTAATGCCGGTGATCAGTTTCGGATAGCAAGCTCGGCTTCTGCGGCTTGGGCTGGGCAAACTGGCCGTAACATCACATTCGTATTCGTGGATTACTTAGGGACGGGCTAATGGCTGTTCTCAAGTATTGGGATGTAGGAACGAGTGCTTACGTTGCTGTGACTGGTGTCCCCGGTCCCGCCGGGCCTCAGGGACCGCCAGGGATAGGGATAAATCAGGTGGCGGGCGTTATCGGTGCCGACTTCAACGTAACAACAGCAATGCAGACCTTTCTCTCGACCGGCTCACTGGCGGTAGGTCTGTGGATGGTCACCTTCACCGGTCAGGGATATATGCCTTTGGGCCAAAACTCATCCCTTACTGTCCAGGTTGTCATCGGGACTGCTGCGGGTTCTTTCTCTGGTCCCACCGGTACGCAGATATTGTGGGGCGCGGCTGGTCAGATCGCAGCGAATACCTACCCCCTGTCGTTTACATGCTTCGCAAACATCACGGCTCCTGGGGCGCTTGCTCTCCAGGCTATTGGAGTGGGGGGATCGAGCGGATACCTCAGGCGTGGTGTCGTTGGCGGGGCGATTGGAACCGGCTACGTCGCAATCCAGATCGCGTAGCGGGGCATAATTGAGCATGGCTCCTCGGAGGACCCTCGGCAACCAGCCGTACATGCCGGTGATCCCACCGGACAACCAGGAGCAAATATCGAGCGGCGACGTCTACTACGAGGCTGGCCCAACCTACGCCTCCCAGGAGGCTCTGGTCACGGCCTCGCTCATGACGGCCACGATTCCAGGCGACGTCATCCAGGCCACGGTGCGCCCCCCGCTCCCCCAGATCATCCCCTTCCCGCCCCGGTTCGGCTACCCCGACTACCCCGACCGCCAGCCCGGTATCGACATGGCCTTCAAAGTCGACCGGTTCTACCCCAACGCTCGCTACGAGCTGTCCGGGGGTGTCGCAGGCGCACAGTCCTCGGCGCGTAACGTGGGCGTGGAAGACGTCTGGTAGGAGAGTCGCCATGGCAGAGCAGCAAGGGCCTCAGCCGGTCAGTACTGGTGGTGTGCAGATCGGTCACTGGGGGGGCTTCCAGGCGTACGTGCCTGGTTTCAGAGCCGCCACCAGCATCGCCGCTGACGCTGGTCCTGTGGTCGCTAGTGGACTGATCAGACGCTGGGAGAACCAGCAGAAGGCGGCGAAGGACTACGACGACAGCGCGACCATGACCACGCAGGGGTCCGATCAGGGCCAGCCTGTCCAGGTCTAAAGGAGAGCCATGACGGCAATCAAGGACCGCTCGATGGAATCTGAGCTGCTTGAGGGGACGGTCGACGGGACCTACAAGCGCATCTGCATCGACCGCTCCAACTACCCCGACCCTGACCACCTCCTCCAGTTGGCCGACCGGCGCAACCTGAATCGGGGCGGCAACGGGTACGGCGTGTTTGAGGCTGGCATCGACGGCGGTGAGAAGAGAACACCGGATGGACGCTACTGCCGGTAGTGCCTCGGCTTCTTGTATGTAGAGAGTGTCAGACCATCGAGGAGCTGCCGCTCTACGACGGCCCCAAGGAGCTTGAGGCTCAGGACCCGATCCTCGACCAGCTCGTGCGGCGTCACGTCCAGAAGCACGGGAACGTCAAGTCTGACTCGGCAGCTCTCCTCGTCGCGCCGGAGGACCCCTGTCATTGTGGTGAGAAGGATGCGGTCAACGCCCAGGGCAAGCGCGTGGGGCGCTCCACGATCCGGGGTCCGCACACCTTCTGGGAGGGCCACCGTGACGAGATCCTCAAGGGTCTGAGGGAGCGTTGGACCGGCTTCCACCCCGAGTTCTACGCCACCAAGGACACGTACAAAGAGGATGCCGGGAAGTGCTACAACCTGCACCGTCGACCCAAGGGCACCGACTGCATCGACTGGCGAGCTGATCGCAAGCGACTCACTCCCGAAAGCTGGAAGGGCCAGGAGGTCTATCTCTGCGATTTCTGCGTCGTGACGAGTACTGTGGTCACCGAGATCCGACACAGAAAAGGCATGTACAAAAAGGAGCCAGGCGAGGTTGACTAGGAGTGATGCCAAATCACTTCTTGAGCGACTGGAGGACAAGTTCCTCGTCGCTGACGACTGCTGGCCCTGGACTGCCGCTAGGTACCCCAATGGTTATGGTCACCTCAATCACCTTGGGAAGGATCTCCTTGCTCATGTGGTTCTCTACGAGCTGCTAGTACAGCCGGTGCCGGATGGCCTGGAGCTGGATCACCTGTGCCGGAACAGGGCTTGTTGCCGTCCTGATCACCTGGAGCCGGTCACCCGCCGTGAGAACGTTCGGAGAGGGGCGCTGGGGTCGAAGACTCACTGCAAGCACGGTCACAGCCTGGAAGACGCGCTCATCCACCACGGACGCCGGGAGTGCCGGGAGTGCAACCGTCTGAGGTGTCGTAGGAGGACAGATTGACCGAGACGAACGGCAACGAAGCACAGCAGGGCCACGAGGTCCAGTGCCTCTTCATCGTGGTGCTCGACCAGAACGGCCAGAGTCGGGTCGTGCTCGATCCTGAGGCCCGCTTCACGGCCCAGCGGCTCGCCACTTCAGCGGACGTGTACCCCGCCCTGGCGAATGCCCTGGCCGACTACCAGGCGATCAAGACAGCCGAGGCCATCTTGAGCTTCCAGGCCCAGATCGCCCATCAGCTCCAGCATCAAGGGGAGCCTGAGAAGGCTCAGTAGAATTCAAGGGCCGGGTCAGTCTCTTGATTCCCCCTCCAGACTGACCCGGTATTCGCGAAGCGACCCCCTGGCTGGCTGACAACCAGGGGGCCACTCCACAAGCGAGATGCCCACACTCAATGGACATCGACAGCTTACGTCACCAGCCCCCGTAGCCCGCGGCAGCGCACCCGGAAGGTGCGTAGGGGGCGTTGCCTCCATTGATCTTGTCACCAATCATCACCTGGGTAGCCCAGCTTGACCCGCCTGCCGTCGCTGAGTACGCCGTGCCACCGTAGGCAGCCCAGCTTGACGGCATGATGCCGAAGTAGCCGTAGGTCGGGCTGTTCGACCCGCCCTCCTCGCAGATCGCCACCTGCTGCCAGCCACCGTCGTTGACAACGGGCGCTGCTGGAGCAGGCGGCTGTGTCGTGGTAGTGGTGGTGGGTATTGGAGCGGGAGGAGGCGGCGGCGGTGCTGGTGCGGCCACAGGGGCTGCCGGTGGCGGCACAGGCGTTGGCGCTGGCGCGATAGTGATGACCTGATTCATGTCGTGAATCAGATTCGGATGTGGTAGCTGCGTCCGGGAGGTCTGTGCGCTGGTCGGTACGAGGGTGTCGGTCACCCTGCCGACCGGCGTATGGACAACTCTCGGGGGAGTACCACTGGCCGGAACCAACCGAGGGCTGACGCCCTTGATCTCCTCTTCGCCGGTACTGCTGGTCAATAAAAGAAAAGTGCCGCAGAGTGCGGCACACCCGATAAAAAATGTCAGGCTTGTTCGTCGCTTCATGGGTCTCCTTTTTTGCGAGGCGACTTGCGGAGCGGGAACAGGTCTGTGTCAGCGACCCGAACCCTATTGAATCTCGATAGGCGTTCCTTCCTCTCTCTGTGTTGTCCAGCCTTCCACCCAGTGGTAGATGTCCTGGAGCGGCACAAGGTCTAGCTCATCGTGATTGTGCCCGCACTGCCAGTCCCCCCACCGGTCGCGATAACACGGTGGGGGACTGCCGTCGATCAGGAAGCGTCGAGGTGACATAGGGATTTGCTGCGGTGTCGTGACACCGCGCTGGACGCTCACGTATACGTCATCAATCCCACGCCGGTACCGGTGCCACCCGTCGCCACGACCACGACGTTGAACGTCCCGGCCACTGTCGTGGCTGCGGTGGTGCAGGTGATCTCGCCGTCGTTGACGACGGTGACGCCTGTGCAGGCCACGCCGATGGTGACGCTGCTCGCCCCGGTGAAACCAGAACCCATGATCGTGACGGGTGTGGCGACACCGTGGACAACAGACGCCGGGTTGACCGAGAAGACACCAGGTGCGCCGCCGGTCAAGTTGTTGATGGCGGTGATGGCGTTCGTCGCCGCTGTCTGGATCGCTGTCTGCCGTGTTTTCTCAGCGGCGAGGTTGTTCTGTGCGTTCACGTCACGGGCGGCAACAACAGCGTCCGGATCGTTCACCGAAGGCACAGAGCTTGGACTCTTCGACTGTGCGGCAACCGATCCCACCGGCTGGGATTCATCGCTCCAGTTCGGTGTGGTGAACGGTGACTGGCACCATTGGTTCGCCGTGCCGATGTTCCAGGCCGGAACCGCTGCCGCCGCTGTCTGGTTGGCGGGCAGCTCTCTTGGATTGATGATGTACGGGTTGGCGAGCGGGTTATACGGCACTGGGTTGTTCCTCCTCAGTCTCGGTCTGTACGGCGGCAGGCTCCTCCTCAGGAGGTGGTGGCGGGGGCGTGTACCCCTCCAGGCGAACGTCTTCGACCGTCACGCCCAGTTCGGCCATCTGGTCGACGTGGTCCTGGATGTTGGCCTGGGCCATTTCGTGGCGCTCAGGCGGGTCGAGGACCAACTCGGGGTCGACAGCGTCAGGGTGGGCGGCGACGAACGCCTGGGCGGCTGCGGTGTTCGACGGCAGCTCGTAGGGGCTGTACACCCTGGGCGGATCGATGAGCGGGGCCTCCTCTTCGTCGGTCTGCTCGACCTCAGCGAGTTCGGTGGAGGTCTCGGTGGCTCCGGCTTCGCCCCCCTCGGCAGCAGCGTCGTCTTCCTCCAGCCTGGTGATCAACTCGTCCTTGTTGCCAGACGTGTGGAGATCCCTGGCTCGGAGTTCCTCGCGCAGCTCCTCGACGGTAAACGCCTCATATGTGTCATCTGTGTCTTCAGGCATGCCCAAAGTCTTACCCGGTGGCAGGGGCCAACCTGGGCCACCCGGTACTCTCGGGGCATGGTATTTCTTGCAGCGTTACCCGAGATCCTGGGCATCGGTGCCGAGGCTGGTGAGGCCGGTGGTCTTGCCGGGACTCTGGGAGGGATCGGTCGGGCCGCGAGCGTCGCCCACGGTGCCGAGGTCGTGACCAAGCCAGTCAGAAATGCGGTGCGTGATTTCAACGACGCCACGACCCCTCAGACGACTGGATCAGAAGGTGGCGTGCCCGTCAGCTCCTGGGGCTAACCCCAGAAAATCTGCCCGCCGTTGCGGGGCATTGGATCCTTCAGCGCGATCAAATTCGCCGCTACGTAGGAGATGTCGTGCTCCTGGTGCCACTCAGTGGGGAAATATGTCACCAGTCGGGAGGTCTGAAATCTGGCCTCGATCTCGGGGACGAAGTTCCGGTAGTTGAGGTCGGTGTAATACCAGAAGGAGTTCTCGTTCCAGAAGCTGACGTGTGTCGGGTCCTGGAATGCGCCCCGGCCATCGGTGCTCGGTGTCTGTGACAGCAGCAGTCCACCTGGGGCGAGGAGTCGGTAGATCTCGTTCATCAGAGCCACCTTCTCGCCTACGTGCTCAAGAAAATCGACGGCACGGATGACGCCAACGGAACTGCTTGGTATTTCGCTCAATCCACACGGCAACTGAGCCACGATGTCGGTGTCGGGTCCGCGCACCTTGTCGACACCGAGGTATCCGTCGGGGTGGTTGTGTGCCGCCCCCAGGTCCAGTGCAGCGAGGCCCCAGTGCTTCGCCCAGGCGAGGCAGTTGGCCTCCATGTAGAGGTCGTAGAGCCGCACGGTCTCCTCTTGGATGAAGGCGTTGGTGTCCGGTTCGCTCTGCGTGTTCGTCGGATGGATCCGCTGGAGGTACAAGCACTTGTCGATCAGCTTGAACGGCCCGACCTGATACAGCCGACACATGAGGTCTTGGTCGTCTAGTACACGCCGGTCGGCGTCGTAGCCGCCCGCCTTCTCGTACGCACTCTTGCGGAAGGCGCGCACATGGTTGGGGGCGTACCAGATGTAGCTGACGTTGTGCGGAGTCGGGTTCATCGCCTTGAAGCACAGCACCTCTAGCTCATCGACAGTCATGTCCTCGTAGACCCAGCCGTGTGCTTCGTCAAAGCGTGAGTCGTCACGGGTGCCGTCTGGGCTGATCTGTGCGGTGTGGCTGTACACCAGCGAGACATCGGGTTCATTGTTGAACGCCGTTCCGATGTCCTCTAGAGCTGAGGAAGCCAGGATGTCGTCGTGATCCAGCTCGACCAGGATCTCACCGTGTGCCTCCTCACACGCCAGTCGCTTGAGCGCCCCGACTCCCTCGACATTGCCCGGTGCGCGCATCACCCGGATTCGTTGGTCGGTATAGGGGGGACGCCACACCGTCCCGTCGAGTATCACCACCCATTCCCAGTCCTGCTCGGTCTGCTGTCGGAGACTGTCGAGGCACTCGTCTAGGTACTGGGGGCGGTGGCTGGGGGTGAAGACACTGAAGCGGGGCATACCCAGAGACTACGTCAGTATCACGTACGGCTCACCAATAATCGTTTGACCGCTGATCGTTACTTGGAGAGCGATCACGGCTCCTGGGCTGAGGATGTGCAAGTTATTGAACGACGCTGTGATCGTCGTTGGGTTGACGAGCGTCCAGTTCGACGGTGCACCCTCACCCGACACTGAAACGCCGATCCACTGCACGTCGGTGACCTGAGTGAAGTTGCCTACGTTTAGGTTTGCGCTGAGAGTGAACGTGCCGCCAGCAGCAGCGGACATCGTCGTCGGTGAGACCGTGAAGGCAGTTGGTATCAGTGGCTGTGGAGAAGGAATAACCGGTGGCGGTCCAACACCATCCCACTGAGCGGATAGCAGGCCGACGTAATAGGTGTTCGGTGTGTCGTAGAACGGATCCAGATACGGGATTATGCATGTGATCGTGGTGTCGTTGACCTCGACTACGGTCACATCATCCGGACTGGTCTCTGGATAGCCGTAACCGGATAGGAAGTAGACGAGCGGCTTGCCACCAGCATCGAGTGGCAAGCTGAGAAACCCGGTACCGGTGAGTGTGAGGGCGTCGCCTTCCTGACCGATGGTTGGTGAGATGGAACTCAGTTTGACCGCATCACTTGTCACTGCCACCTGGTTTACTGAGAACGCCTCGTTCCAACCGAGACCCTCCACCTCCACCCACAGTGTCGTGGTGTAACCGAGGTTCGGTAGGACGCAAGTGATGTGTGTTGTGTCGATGTACTGCCACGACACCATGGCTCCCTTTGATCCGGTGTCGTCGGGGGTACTGCTGTAGCCGACCCAGTTCACCGCATTGAAGTCGTTCCCGCCTGTTGCTGTCAGTGTCATCGTGCCGCCGCCCATCGGCATCGTCGTCGGTGTCGCCGTGAAGATAGGGGGTGGTGGCGCTGTTGTCGCAGCCATCATGAGACCGGCTGACGCAGCCATCGTCACCTTTGGTCCCGGCGTTGTTGTCGTTGCCAACGTCAGGGATGATGTCGCCGCCAACGTGACTGTTCCTGGGAGGGTTCCATAGGACAACACCGTGTCTTGCTGACCGATCTCTTGGTTGTACTGGTCGTAGAGATAGATGGTCACCGTCGTTCCGGTGTCGAATCCGAACTGTGTGAAGTCATCAAAGGTGGCCGAGATGTCCCAAGGGTCAATGAGCGCCCACGACAATGCTCCTCCACTGGTGGATCCAGCACCCCAGCCGATGGACCCCGTTACTTGTGTGAAGTCGTTTGTCTGCGCTACGAGTGTGACGGTTCCTCCGGTGGCTGGAAGATGACCGACGATGGTGAACTCAACCGGAATGGGTGGAGGTGGCAGGTTGTTGCCGGTCCAGGTGAAGGTGCCTGGTATGTCGGTGAACTGAGTGTCGTTCGGATCCTGGCTCCCGTACTTGTCGGGCATCAACCAGATCGCCGTGACGTAACAGTCCATCGGGAAGTCGTTACTCCATGTCGGCATGAAACAAGTGAAATGGGTGGAGTCGAACGGCCAGTCGGTTGTGTCCGGTTGCGTTGTGACGTAGAGGAGATCGTCCGGTACTGCGGGCGGCGCTCCGGTCTGTCCGAACATCGTCGGGAGCCACTTGGCTCCTGGATAGTTGGCGATGGCGATCTGCCGCACCAAGCAGTACTCGTTGCCGGGGATCACTGTGTTCATTGCGGGATCACCAGTGGGATCGCGTTGGAGGACCACACGCCGGGGCCGTCTTGTCCTCTAATCGTGGTTTCTCCGACAGGAATAGGAGGCGCGATTACCAAGGCACACGTCGTGTCGGTGATCGTTGAGCCGACGAGGTTGTAGAAATACTCATCATTGATGATGAAGACACTCACTGGCGTGTTGGGATCCAGAAAATCGGTACCCGTGATGTTGATGGTCCCGCCGCCCCTCCCTGCGCTGAACCCCGGCGCACATTCTGCTGTCTCTAATACGAAGGGAGCGGCTGGGTAGGGCGCAGTGAGACCGTTCCCGTAGATCCAGAGCGAGGTGTCGGCCAGCCCGTCACTGAACAGCGGGTCGAAGCTGGTGAACATGGGACTGCCAGGAGGACCAAGTCGTGGGTCCACCACGGTCGTACCTAGAGAGGCATGCCAGGCGACAGCCTGTTGGATGTGCTCTATGGCGACAGCCTGGGTGAGGTCGGGTAGCACAACGGTTTCGTCCACTATCTGGGGGCTGATCTTGGTGATGCTTAGGTAGGCCAGCGTGTCGGCGGGCAACTCGTAGGGGTTGTACTTGTCCTGGGGCACACCTTGAGTCTTACCGGCCCCGGCCCCTTACCCCAGGACACCGTCCATGACGTCGGCGGCGTCGCGCTGCAGCTCCTCTTGGACCTCGGCGTACACGTCCGAGGTGATGGCATAGCCGGAGTGCCCCAGGATCTTGGAGACCACCTCCAGGGCGACCCCGTTGTTCAGCATGAGCGTGGCCGCAGTGTGCCGGGAGCAGTAGAACCGTCGCCGCCCCACGCCAGCTCGTAGCGTGGCCTTGTGCCACCAGGTGAGGACGTCACGGGCCTTGAGCGGCTCCCCGGCTGTGTCACAGAAGACGAAGCTGTCTGGGCCATGCAGATCTTCAGCGATCATCTGGTCCTGGTGGGCCTGGAGAGCGGTGACGACGAACTCGGGGAGTGGCAGCGTGCGCTTGCCCGCATCGGTCTTCGGGCCTTTGAGATACCACCCGTCGGCGTTCCGTTTGAGACCGGCCTGGATCCGGATCGTCTTGGCCTCCAGGTCGACGGCGCTCCACTTGAGAGCGAACAGCTCGCCGGGACGCACCCCCAGGGAGAGGGCGACGACGGCGAGGGCAGAGAGCCGGTCCTCTGAGAGGGCATCGAGCACGGCCTTGGCCTGCTCCGCGTCGAGCCGGTCGTTGATCCGGGCCTTGGTCTTTTTGGGCAGGTCGGTCAGGCGGGCCTCGTTGGACGGGATCTTCTTCCGCTTGACGGCGGCGTCGAGGGCTGAGATCAGCAGGGTGCGGGCCAGGCGCACCGTGGACGGGGACAGGCCCCGCTCAGCCAAGTCGTTCATCATGTCGTCCACGTCGTCGGCGTCGAGGGTATCGAGCGGGATCGCCCCCACCGTGGGCTTGACGTAGAGCCTCGTCCATCGGGTGTAGTCGGTGTGCGTGGACAGCTCGACCTTCCGCTTGACCTGGGCCAGCCAGTGGTCGATCCACCCCCCGGTGGTGTAGGTCTTGGCTCGTGGCATGGCCCCATTGTACCGGCCTTGGGGCCATGCCGCATGTCAGGGCGAGGAGAAAAATGTAGCTCGGGGACTTGACCGGCTCTTGCCCGGTCCCCTGCGGGCGTAGTTTCCGCGACCGATTACGGGAGCGGTTTCCCCCGGTCATTAACCGCCAACGGGCTTGTCATCGTGACTGACGCCGGGACCGTGAACGTCGCCACAATACCCGAATTATTTTTGACACATCGGGATGGTGTCGTCCTTATATGAGGTATGGAACCACTACCACCATTCAGACTGCGGGTCGACTGGGGCCTCGCAGACGCCCACGGGGGCTGGGTCCCCGTCGACCTCTACATCGGGGACGATGCGTTCCCCAAGACCATCCACTATGAGCGCACGCCGTATCGGGCCGTCGCCTGGGCGGTCTCGTGGTTCCAGGGTCGGGGCATCACCTGGAGCTGCGACGTCGACACCCACCAGCGGCTCGGCCACCAGCACATCACCATGTATGCCACTGGACGCGTCGAGGCCCCCCACGAAGGGGGGCCTCGATCACATGGCTACTGCGCTCCAACCGGGTTACCAAGCCGAGAGGAGGATGAGGTCCCAGGATAACCCAGGAGATCTTGAGGATGGTGGCAGACGGCCCCATCGCAACAGTGTGGTCCCCGTCCACTATGTGAACCCAGTGTGAGAAAGGTGTGGACGTTGGGGGCCGTCTGCAGCCCCAGGGTACCGCTCAGGCAGGCACCTTCCTGGCCGGTCGGACCAGGGGGATGTTCCGCCGGTACAGGAGCTGCTGGATCCTGGTGTACGGGGTCTCGGTGAACCGGGCGACCTCCATGATGCCGACGCCGCCCAGGTACAGCTCGACGGCGACTTCGTCCCTCACCTGGTCCCGCTCGGACTTGGCGTTGACCGTGTCGGCGCACTCGTCGGAGCACCAGAAGACGAAGGGTCCCTGACGCTTGCGGACGCCCAGGAGGATGCCGCACGTGCGGCACCGCATCTCCATCAGCTCGTCGTCGTCAGGCATTCCTGGCCCCCTGGAGGGCGGTGATCACGTCATTCAGCTTGCTCTCAGGGAAGACAGCGCCGCTCATGTTGTCGCCGTCGGGCAGGGTGTTGATGCCCACGCGGATCAGATGCTCACCGAAGCCGGTCGGAATCCGGGAGATCCTGACCTCTCGGTTGTCGTCTAGCTTCACCCTCTTCAGGGTCTTGGTGGTCAGGGTCTTGGGGGCCACGGGTTCCTTTCTGTTTGTCGTCGGTGTCACGGCCAGACTGCCATGGGATTGCGGTCGAGCAGTTTGAGCCGCTCCTTGTCGTAGGGGACCCACTCTGGTTCCCCGGTGGTGAGGATCTTTTCCTGCACTCCGTAGTACAGGTCATACTGCCTGCGGTGCTTCGCCTTGACCGAGAAGTACCAGATGGCATAGGCCGGGAGTGCGAGAAAGATCAGCACCCAGTCGACCTCGGCAAAGATCAGGGTCACCCCACAGGAGATGAAGAAGCCGGTGTACCACTTCTCCCAGAGCTGCCGCCGTGCCTGCATGTGGGCCTGGCAGCCGTAGGGATCCATGTACCGGCCCAGGAGCTTTTTGTCCCCTACCAGGCGAAACGTGGGTGCCGGAGGACGTTCCCGCCCTGTGCGCCCAGCCCAGTAGTTCTGGGATGCGATCCGCAGATCCTCAAAGGGATCCGCCTCGGGTGGGGGAGCTGCGTCGAGGGGTGGTGGCCCTGCCGCATCTAGTTGAGGTTCGTTGTAAGTAGCCATGACATCAGTATAGCGGGAACTCAGGTGTGTGACACGTCAGGACGAGGAGAAATCTGCGGTAACTGATCAACTCCATCCCGGAGTTCTCCCAGGTAGCAGGGCACAGTCCCAGCAGTAGAACCGGGGACCAGGAGCAGCGTCGGCCTCGGTCTCGATGGCGACCGCCGCTGGCTCCTGGCACTTCCCCTCGGGCTGGAAGCCCAGGGGCAGGTTGCCCCAGCCGATCAGCCTCACCTGCTGGGCAGGGCTGAGTCCGTTGAAGCAGTGCATGCCCCAGAACCCCCTCATTGCTGGGCCTGCTCCTCCTCTGCCATCAGGCGCTCCATCTCCTGGTGCTCGCGCTGGTTTATAGCACCCCGAAAATCGTCTTGTTCTTCGGGATTTTGCCGTCCAGCTCATCCAGGACTGTGTTGTGTCCGTGACGAGAGGCAGCGACGTAACCCTGCTGCGCGAAGTACTTGTAGTGCGGTTCCAGGTCGAGGAACTCGTTGTACTCCTTCCACAGGGTGTGCGTGACGTCGATCTTCTTGCCGTCCACTCTCTCGACGCGCTGCACCAGCTCGCGCGTCACGTCCTGCTGCATCATGCAGAACTCCAAGGCCCACAGTCCCTGCCAGGTGCAGTGGTCCCGGTACCTCTGGTGGAGGAAGTGCATGGGGGCCAGGTTGTCTTCGCCCATGTCCGGCCAGATGTCGTGCCAGACCACGTCCCAGTGTTCACGGGGACCGACGGGCTGCTCGTACGCATCGCCCTCGATGACGTGCACGCGACCGGCGTACTCCTTGTCGAACCAACGCCCGACGAGCTTGATCACCCTGGAGTCCTGCTCGACCACGTAGATGTCCTCGACATGGTCGAAGCTCGCCGCCAGTTTGATGATGCAGCCGAGACCCAGTCCCATGATCAGCACACGCTTGCAGTTCGGGTCTGCGATCTTCCGGGCCACCGGCAGGTGGTCCTTCAGCTCGGCAGGCGTGTCGCTCATCCACAGCGTGCCCTCTAGGGGTTTACCGGAGACGCGCTCTTGGAGCTTGGTGTACTCACCCGGTGTGGCTGACCGGACGCCGTAGTGCAACTCAGCGGCGGGGTCGGGTTCGTCGGTGATGGTGAACTTCACCAGCTCCAGCCGTCCCGCCTTCTTGGGCGGGATCGTGCAGTGCATCCGGGCCATGAGGTCCAGGTCTGTCTCGGTCAGCTCTTCAGTCATTGGTCAGCAGGTTCCCTTGCCGGTCGTAATGGAGGGTGCTGCTTATCGTGGAGTTGCAGACAGTGCAGAGCATGTACCCAGGACCCTCTTTCGCAGTGAACGGGTGGCGCTGTGCATCGACTGCGGCTCTGCGCTGTTGTACTCGCTCTTCCTCACCCTCAGCCCACTCTCTGCTGCGCTGCTCGGCTGCCTCGACCGCACGCAAGCGTTGGATCAGTGTCTGTTGGTACTCCTCGGTGAACGCACCGGAGTTGATGAGTGCCTTAATGAGCCGCTTCATGCGGGGCCGTGGCACACGCTTCTCGTAACTGCCTGCTTTGTACGCCGCAATGGTTGGGGCCGTCACGACGTCGCAGGCAGCGTTGAGAACCTCTCTCAGTTCGTCAATCTTCTTGGTACTCATCAGCGCAACCTCGCTTTGCATGACCGTAGCTTCGCCCCGAGTTCGGCCAGCTTGTGGATGAACCCGTCCGAGAAGTGATCCTCGTCGGTGTGGTGGCTGAACTCATGGATCACCAGAGCGTCGACCTTCTCCTGGGAGGCAGTGGCAGGCCAGTTCTTGCCCAGGCGGCACAGGTTGAACGTGATCGTCCCGACGCCCCACCAGGCTGCAGCCCGCCTCGCCCCCTGGACGGGCACGTTCATGAACTCGACGGTAGTTGGGAACCCGAGAAGATGGTTGCCCAGTTTGTGGACGTAGCTCTCCAAGTGCTTCATCTCAGGAGTCCACTTGTCTCTGGACATTGGCGGCACGCCGCCTGGTGACGACGGGATCCCGGTCTCGATGACCTGACCGGCGGGCTTGAAGATGCTGTGCTCGCGGATCCGGCTCCAGGTGTCGGTGGTGAACTGCCTGCCCTGGATGATGGTGCGACCTTGATCGATGGCACGCTTGGTCGCCTCGGGGTTGGACGGGTCTGCGATGACGGCGTTCTTGCCGTGGATGGAGGTGACCACGTTCGTGAGAGCCTCCTCGTTCGCCCCAGGCAGAGCCTCGGTCACCCAGGCCGACTTCATGTCGACAGAGGTGAGGAGGTCGTGCGTCTCGTTCAGCATGATCTCCCGGAGTCTCCTGAGGTAGCTGGGAGTCACGTTGTCACGGGCCGTGTTGAGCGGCACCTTCTGCATGACATTGATGTGCCAGCGCCCGTCGTGCTCGACCACAGGCACGCCCAGTTCGTAGATGAAGGCAGCCTCACCGGAGGCTGGCTCGTACAGCTCAACGAAGGTGAGCCGCCGGGTGTCGGCCAGGTTCCCCTCGTCGTCCACGATCTTGGTGGGCAGGGTCTCGCGGACGATCTTGACCGGCGTCGGCTGCTCGATCACCTCGCCGTTGAAGGTGAGCTTCACCCCGTCGGGGACGATCAGCGAGCGGACCAGCGACTCGAACTCAGCCGCCTGGGTCTTGTTGCACTTGAACCCGGCGGCGAGTTCGGTACCGGTCTTCGTCTTCTTGTTCGACTTGCTTCGACCGGTTTGGTCGAAGTGGATTGCTCCGGTGGTGGAGATCACGTGGACGTGACCGCCGTCGAAGCAGACGGCAATCAGTTCCTTCTCGCCTTGACCGAAGCGACCGCGCTTGCTGGGGTCCTCCCGTCGGTTTGACGGGGCGAACAGCATGTAAGCGTCGCGCAGGTCAGCGAAGCCGTTCGGGTCGTCATCGATGACGATGAGCAACGCCTTGCCATCCCGCTGGGAGAAGGTCACGTTGATCTCGGTTGCCTCGGTGTCGAAGGCATTGCTGATGGGTTCCAGGGCGATGCGTGCGATCCCTTTGTTGCGAAGGATCTGGGCGAAGCCCTTGATGTCGATCTCGATCCACGGCTGGCCGGTGGTCGAGCTGGTTGGGTTGGTAGCCATGGGAAGAGTATACACCATGCACAGCAGAATGCCAGTCACCTATGTCACACATTTTCCTTCGACCTGACTTGCATTGCTCTGTGGAGGGTGTATAATTACTCCATGGCTACATTGACCACAGCACAGAAGCGGATCTTGGAGCAGGTGACTGAAGCAGGCTCCAAGGGACGCAAGTACAACGGAATCGCCCGTCGACCCATCGAGGCATTGGAGGCTGCTGGCCTCGTCAACGTCGACTGGGACATGAGACCTGTGTCCAAAGGGAGCGGTATCGAACTGGTGTGGAGCATCAGAGTGACCCCGAAGGAACAGCAGCTCTGTGACAACTGCCACAAGCGCCCCGTCGCTCGTGCGGTGACGCTGGGTGACACGCCCACCTCGCTGTGCCAGGAGTGTTTCTCCGGCATCGAGGGAGTGGTCGAAGATGAGCAAGGTGTCTGAGGTGACTGAGGTAGTACCGCACGCTTGCTCTGTTCAGCGCGCCCGCCTGGTGAATAAGGAGTCAGGCCCTCGCTGGGTCGCACGCTGCACGGTGTGCGGCATCCTCGCCAAGCCCTACGAGACCGAGGACGTCGCTAAGCGTCGAGCTGTGCTGCACGCCCAGAGCTGGGGTAGGCAGCAGTCAGAGAAGATTGTCGAGCATTCCGAGAGCTGCCTCTAGCTGCATTCTCAGCTCAAAGAGCTGGTCGGTCTTCATCTCTGGATCGACCAGTGTTCGGTACCGGCTGATCGCTTGACCGGCAGACATGAGAGTGAGGTCGATGCTGTTGACCACCTCGCCCTTCGCCAGGCTGACCGATCTCGCCTGAGCCTTCTGCCAGAACTGAGCTTCACGTCTGGACTGCCGCCAGGTCTTCAGAGCTGAGGCCACTCACCACGCCTCTTTGCGCTCGTCCCTGATCCGCACGAGCCGCCGCCGGGGCAACTCGGTGATGGTCGCCTCCTTCTTGGCCTGACGTGTCTTGCGCTTGGCCTGACGCTCGCGCTCCTTCTTGCGGTCGGCAGCTCTGGCCTCTTTGGATCCGGCTGCCAGTCCGTCCTTGCGCGGACGCCCACGAGGACGTTGTGGTTCGCCTTCTGCCGTCTTGCCCCGGTACCGGGGTGGCTTGGGTGCCTTCGGCTCTTGGATGGAGAAGGCCCGCTCTGTGAAGGGGTGACGAGAGCCGTACCGTCTCTTCGCCCCCGGCCAGGAGAAGTCGACCGTCTCTGAGACTCCAGTTCCTCTCGTAGTTGCAGGCACTACGTAGAAGGGATCTCTGCCTCTCTTGACCTCGATGATGATGTCGTCGTACGCCAGGTCCATGGTGTCCTGGGCGTGTGCCGGTCGAATGCCAGGAGGCCCGTAGTTGAAGAATGACTCGCCCCAGGCAACGACATCGTCGCAGCTCTCGATGCGGTGGTTCAGGAGTGATCGGACTCGGACCCCCAGTTTTTCTAGCTGTTGAACGGTCTTGGGGTAATGACCGAGGAGGTCTACGACGTTCTGACGTAGTACATCGGCCTTAGCCGGGTCGATGGCAGTCTCGGCACCGGCATAGATCGTCTGAGTGTTCCGGAAAACCCTCCACTCACTTCCGTTGTAGACGGGAATGCTCCCGCTTCGATGATCCGGCTGAATTTTGTCCCAGACCTTCTCTACGGCTTCAGTCGCCACTGCTGTCTTCCTGCTTTCTTTGACCATCGCTCCGGTGTCATCACGCACAAAATGCTGTCCGCAGCTACACAGAAAACTGACGAGGTTCGGATGATGAGGGATCTCACACTTGTGAGCCACCCCAGGAAAAATACTACAGCTCGCTTAGCTCTCCAGAGCGTTTTACGACCTTTTTCCAGTCCTTCTCAACTGGGGCTTCACCCAGAATCCGAGGAGGTCGGCCCCGGAACCACAGCCCGACTGCCTTGGCAGTTGCTCCCTTACGCAGGGTCAGCCCCAGTCCTCGCCGCCAGGGAGCTGTGATCTCTCGGGTGATCGCCACCGAGAATAGGGTCTGCCTCGGGTTGGCTTCGCCTCGCCAAAAATACAGAGGCCCGTGGCAAGTGGTGTTGTCAGGAACCGAGTCGGGGCTTGGAACTTCGGGTAGTACCCACTCGTTCTCCTCCGGGTCTTCGTAGTCGCTTCCGAGGAACATTGAGGGTGTTTTCTTTCAGGGACTGATCGATGTCGGCAATGAGAGCGTCAATGCGCCCGACGAGATTCTCGCCTTTTTGCTCTACTGCCCGACAAGGGTTCCCCATCCCCCCGGACCTCCGTTGGTCCCGTCCCAACCGTTCAGTACTGCGTTAATGAACCGCCCTGGTGACTCATTGCGCTTGAACGCCGTCCAGATCTGCGGAGGGATGTCGTTGTAGTGCCAGGTGGCATCGGGACTGGCCGGTGATCCGGCACGGAAGATGACTTCGATCCGTTGCGCCCGAGCTGAGTAGCGCGCCTGGAGAGTTCTGGGTCGCGGTGGGTTGATCGTTCTGGTAGGCCAGTAATAGTCCCAGTCCGGAATGTTTGTCGTGGGGTCGGTGTCCGGGCTGGGACTGAACGGCCCCTGGAGACCATGATCGACTGGGATGTCGCCGGGGCGTCTGAAGCCTGGACGCAGCGCGTGTCCCAGCGGGTGTTGCTCGATGGCCTGGAGCCGCCGACGCTCACGCTCCTGGTGGGTGTAGCCGGTGAAGCCCCGTCCTTGTGCGCGTTCCGACCGAGCGCGGTACTCCTCGGCGTAATTTCGGGCCATGTGGAGCTAGGAGGTGATCCCCGCTACGACCGGCCTCATGATCGGCCCTGCGGGCACGCTCGCTCCAGGAGACCCGGCAGGCCAGCAGGCAACGGTCTGGGTCCCGGCGGTGCCGGGGGAGGGGACGATGTACCGCTCCATGACGTTCACCCAGCCACCGCCGGTCGCGTACGTGCCCACGTAGAACGGGTCGACGGCATTCACGGTCGTCGGGGTGTTCGGGTACGTCGGGATCGAGGTCGAGCCGCTGATGAGGTCGGGAATCGGCCCCACTCCAGGGAACGGTGAGTTCGGGATCCAGGGCGTACCAGGTGGGTTCGGGGCGGTGGGCAGGGTGCCGCCGTTCTGCGTGGTCCAGGCCCTCCAGTCGGAAACTCCCATTTCTATTCCTCCGTTTCGGCGGCGCGCCGCCTGCTCTGGGTGAGGCTCGCCCGGACGATGTACAGCTCCATGATGACCTCGCGGTCCAGGATCTCGGTCTGGACGGTTACGTCAGTTTCCTCGCTCACCCTCTTGATCGCCCCGACGACGTCGTCAAGACGCTGCTGTCGTGTCTTGATCGCCGTCTTGGGCTTCTCTGCAGCCGGTGAGTGCGTCGAGGTGTGCTCCAAGATGTCGCCGTCGACCTCGGTCCCGCACTGGAAGCAGAAGCCCTTCTGAGGTGTAGTCGTCGTCATCGGGACCAGCATAAGTGGCCCAGGTGCGCCAACCCGAGCCACCTAAGCTCGTGGCGTGTCAGTGCCGCTGTCGACCAAGCAGTTCGCAGAAAAACCCAACCCCCGCATGCCCCGCATAAAAGTGCGCCTGGACAAAGTGGTCGCCACGCAGAATTACGTCAACCAGGACAAGGTGGCCGATATCGCCCGCCAGGATCCCGGTGACATCTCCACCGATCCCCTAGTGCACCCGTACCAGGGCCGGTACTACGTCGGTGACGGCCATCACCGGGTGGCCGGGGCCATCGAGCGCGGGGACACCCACATGACGGTCAAGAGGGTGAAGTGAGGCGCTCAGGACCTCCGGCGGTCCCTAGCGCAGCTCCGGCGCTGCGCGTGACGACCAAGGCGGCTGGCCGCACGCCGAAGGCCACCAACTGGTCGTCATTTTTCGACGGCACCCTGGCCGGTCGGGATCCCGGCCAGTGGCCGTCCCTCCTGAGGGAGGCATGGGAGCTGAGAGAGAACGAGCCGACGCAGCCCGCCCCCTACGGTCCCGACAACATGCAGAACCGGGGAGCCAGGGCTTCCCAGTACTCAAGCTGATGAGCACCGCCCTGATCACCGTTGAGGGGGTCCTGGGCGAACACAGCACTGTCCACGGCTTTCAGCCGGTGGTCGAGGGCGTCAGGCTCGCCAAGGCCCTGCGCTCCGGGTACCAGATCGTCTTCTCCACCACCGAGAAGGACGAGCATTCGGTCGAGTTCTGGTGCCGCATCAACGGCATGGGCCGTCCGGGCTTCTACGAGGATCTCTTGCATCGGGACACTCAGCGGACTGACTACTCGGACCCGGCTCTCCTGGTGGCACATGCCGGTCAGCTCCGAGCTGCAGGACACGATCTGAACCTGGTGGTCTCTTCGGATCCCGAGGCTGTCCTTGCTGTCAGTGCCAACGGATTCCCTTGTCTTTTTTTCGTCAACCCGACGTATCGCTGGGCGGAATATCGGCCCGACCGCAAACGCTTGCCGAAGCCCTGGGAAGACATCGATGCGGAGATGACACGTCAGCGCGAGCTGAAGATCTCAGATCCGCGCCTCAACGAAATGGAGCCAGACACATCATGAGCGCCAGTGAAGCATTGTCGAACAAGCAGTTCTACACCGAGCAGAACATCATCGGTCAGGGGAACATGGACGGGCTGGCAGCGCGCGTGCGTGGCATTCAGAACCTGACGTCGAACGTGTATCGGCCCGCTTTCTCTCACGACTACACCGCCGAGCACCGGCAGCCCTCAGGTACTGAACCTGGTGAGGAAGAAGAAGAGGCGTGAAGGCGCAGTGACACAGCACTGGGTCCTCTCCAAGCAGTTCGCCACCACGCCGGTACCGGGGTCGTCGCTTGAGCAACGTATGCGTGAAACCAACCCTCAGGTGGTTGAACCGGAGAAGGAGAACGAGGGCCTCCGACAGGGCCGTCTGTTCAACCCCGATAACCCTCCGTTGGCCTACTCCAAGGAAGAAGGGAACCGTGCTCTGAGGCCGATCAAGGCCGAGGCACGCCGTCATCAAGAGCAGCGCATGCAGCGTCACAACGTGAAGAAGCACCGTGAGTCATCGCGCTCTTAGTTCAGAGCAGTTCGGGCAGCATTGTCCTTACTGTGAGGAGCACCATCTCTACGAAGAAGCCCCATGGCTGAGAAAGGCTGGGCCTCTTCATCCCATCGAGGAGCAGCAAACCCTCTTTGACCCGGAGCGGTACAAGTGAGTCATCGCGCTCTTAGCCCTCAGCAGTTCCATGAGATGACTCGCCAGGAGTTTGAGTCGCAGCCCGGTACATGGTTCCACGGCACACCGACGGGGATCATCGGCCACCAGGATCAGCCCTTCCATGTGGGGACCCGTGAGGCAGCCGTTGATGCTCTTTCGGCGCGCATCGCTGGTCACAATGTGGCTGAGACGCGAGAGCAACGCATCAAAGACTCCCCGACTGCCGAACTCTACGGCGGTCACATCACCGCCCCCATGACGAACACTCCCCGCATTCATCCCTCTCGCGGACCAGGGACAGACTGGAATATCCGAGAAGGAATCCCTCGCGGGGAGATGGCCGATTGGCCTCGCCGTAGCTCCACGGAGCCGATGTCCGATGTCCGGGCCAATGCGGTGCAGGCAGGGTTGAAGGCCAAAGGCCAGAAAATGCGCCGGGGCATCTTCTACGTCAACGCCGCCGAGGGGGCATACAAGCCCGAGGACGAACGAGAACACATCTCGGCCATCGTCCCTCACCGGTCTGGTTTCAAGACGCATGAGGACTACGTCACCGAAGCTCACCAGCGCGGGGAGCAGATCCCCGAGCATGTGCGGAAGGAGTACCCGCATCTGCGATGAGTCATCGAGCACTGAACGCCGAGCAGTTCCACCTCATCATGAAGGACATTTCAGAGATCGATGAGGGCAAGGAGCACCTGGGTCCGGTGGCGCATGAGATGGGGCTGCATCCCTCCCTCGGAGGATCAGAGGTGCCCAAGGTGATCACCGGACGCGTCGCCAAGCACGTCATGCACCGGGCCGATATTCATCAAACCAAACGAGGTGTTGACGCCCCACACATCGCCACCGAGGGCTACCAGGAGCAGCAGGAGAGTGACTTCAGCTATCCCCGTGGGCGGGTGATGACCTCGCAGCGCCACCTGCACACGCCGACGCTGCGCCGTTACGCCGAGGAGGGACCGCCCGAGCATTTTGAAGACTTCGGGCATCCGGCTGCTCGACGGGTGAGAGAGGAACGCTCTGCCGGTGGCAGCCTCTACGCCCAGCCCGTAGAGGAACACCCAGAAGGCATCCCGTATCTGCCCGAGCACTATGAACACGGCGGCACCCGCTGGCTGGCCGAGGGCCACCACCGCACGGTCGTACATCGATTGCAGAAATAGAAAGGAGCCGGGATGTATTTCCGACTTTTCATTGTAGGAGCCATCGTGCTCGTCGTCCTGGGCATCATCGCCAGTGCGTCGGCCACCGGCCAGCTTTGGAGCACTTGGTGGTACACATGGTTCATGGCGGCGTTCCTGAGCTTCCTGGTCGACATCGCCATCGGGGCCTTCTACCTCGTTGACGGCAGGGCACGGGGACCGCGCCAGCCGGTGTGAGCCACCGTGCTCTGAACCCGGAGCAGTTTCACTACGTCTTCAAGAAGGCCACGCCCAGGGAGATGGGGGGTAGCTCTCATCATGAGGTGCGGGCGTACGGTGGCGGCGGTGCGACGAACGTGGGCATGATCATGTGGCATCACAAGACCGGGGAGATCGGCAACATCGCGACCTCCCCAGAGGTGCGACGCCAGGGCATCGCCACCGCTGTGTACCGTCATGCCCAGGGGATCGCCGCCGAGACCCGTGGTGTGCGCCCTCCTCGGCATTCGTCCGACCGGACGGGGGAGGGTGAAGCCTGGGCGCGTTCATTGGGTGAGCGGTTGCCCAAACGGCTGCGGATCGATGCCACAGCAGGGGACTGGGAACCGGCATGAGTCACGAAGCACTCAGTCCACAGCAGTTCATGTACCACATCTCTTATCCGACGAATCGAGAGAGCATTCAACGTCAGGGTCTTCGCAAAGGAGTGGGGGATGCTGTCTTTATGTCGACGGAGCCGCTCAAAAGCCATACGGGTGTAGATGTTTGGAAAGTCCACACGCAAGGACTGAAACTTCATCGTGATCCTGGTTTTGAAACGGTGGAGGGGGATCTGGCATTGGCACAGACAGAAAAGCAGGGATGGAAGAGCTATAAGACACATGATCCTGTGAAGTCTTCGCGCCTCTCGCTTGTGGCTGAAGGAAGACGCCCTCGGTCTGAGGATTACGAATGAGCCGAGAAGCTCTAGGGGAGCAGTTTGAGGACTACCAGGGCGGGCACATCCCGACCTCTGATGGCCCGCCACTGCACGACCTGACCGAACCCGGCAACTTCATGCATGGCCTCGATGTCTACGAGAAGCCCCACCACTTCACCGGGACAGCACACCCCCAGGAGTCGATCCGCCAGATCCGTGCCGCCCGCGGCAACCCCGACCACACCGCCACCATCTACCGAGCCGCCCCCAGGGGCGTCGGTCACATTAACCACGGGGACTGGGTGACGCTCAGTGCCCGGTACGCCGCCGAGCACGCCAAGCATCCCGACGATCCGAAGCAGGATCTGCCCACGCTCAAGGCCCAGGTGCCCGCTCACCACGTCCGCTTTGCCGGGGATGACCTCAATGAATTTGGCTATTACGGTCCTTCAGTGAAGGCCGACGTACACCGGGATCCGCTCCATGAGTCCTGACCCAGAAGAAGTGATGGCGATCACCACAGAGCGGCTTGCCTTAGAGCAGGCCACCAGGGAGGCCCACCAGGTGGCAAAGGACCTCCGAGAAGCGGTGCGGGCAGCCCGTGAGGAGATGCGGGTCTCAGCCAAGGAGACCGCCCGTCGCTACCTGTCCAAGGCGTTCATCCAGGCGTCTGAGAGTCTGAAGAAGCCATGAGCCTGCGTCATCTTGAGTTGTACTTCGCCGGGGCCGAGACCCCGGCTTGGCGCAAGCTCCTCGCCGCCGAGGGCGTGCCGCACGTCGCCGTCAACTACCTCCACCTCCAGCCACGAATCACTAAACAACCTTGGTTACTAGCTGACGTCTTCCCCGATGAGCAGAAGATCTTCGTCATGTCGGGCAGCTCTGCGACCGAGCGCAAGAACTGGAGCCAGACCGAGCACGAGGAGTTCCTCTCGGCCTACCTGGGCTTCGTCCAGGACAACCTGGAGAGGATCGCCTTCTTCACCGAATACGACGCCGGGAGCCTGGGTCTGGACTGGGTGCTGCGCCAGCGTGAGGTCTGGGCGGGTGTGGCCGACGACAAGTTCGTCCCGGTATGGCACGAGGACTGGGGCGCGCCTCTTCTCCGAACCATGGTCGAGAAGCACCCCAATCTCGGCGTCCCGCCGGTTGAGGACCGGACCCAGAACGTGCTCTCGTCCCTCGTGCGTCGGACCAAGATCAACCTGCATGGGCTGTCGTTCTCGCACCCTTACGACGCCCCAGGAGGGCTGTACTCGACGCTCGTCTCGTCCTCGTGGATTTCTCCTACGCGCTTTGGAGAAACCATGATCTGGGATGAGAACCGGCTGCGCCGGTATCCGGCTGACGACAAGGAGAAGATCCGCCGTCGGCACCGCAGCCACTTCACTGCCGCCGGGTTCGACGCTGACAAAATTGTCAACGACGACTCCGACGAGGTCGCCCGCTACACGGTATGGGCCTGGCGGCAAATGGAGCAGTCCATGGAGGGGCCGCAACGCGCCAAGCTGCTCAAACGACGTAATGGATCAACTGCAAATGGACATCCGACTCCCCCGGAAACTGCGCCTCTGCCCGAACAGGCAGTTGATCACTTAGCTCCTGAACCCGCTTCAAACGGGTCGCACCTGCCCGACGTCATCCGGCCTCTGCCGGTGTTCGATTTCCGCCCGCACACCACCGTCATGGAGAATCCGAACGGGACGGGCACTGTCGAGGTCACCAACGACGTCGCCGTCATGAATGGAGCTGGGCTGCGTCAATGCGACTCGTGCTCGCTCGCCGCAGTGTGTCCTCTCTTTGAACTTGGCTCGTCGTGCAAGTACTCGATCCCGATTCAGATACGGAATCGTGATCAACTGATGTCGATTCTGCACAGCCTCTTGGAGATGCAGGGCCAGCGGGTCGCCTTCGGCTTCTTCTCCGAGCAGCTCCAGGGCGGCTACCCCGACGCCAACCTGTCGTCCGAATTGGACCGATTCATGCGGATGACGCAGAGCGTCAAGGAGATCCAGGACAACCGAGACTTCTTGAAGGTGACCGTCGAGGGACGCACCCAGGCGGGCGTGCTGGCGCGGCTCTTCGGGGCCGAGCGGGCCGAGGGCCTCCGAAAAGTGGACCCCAACCGTGCCGAGGATGCGGTTCGTCGGACCATGGACTGAGTGGTCACGCTGCGTTAAGCCACGCCTGTAAGACTGAGCCTGAACGAAAGGACCAGCCCATGCCCAAGCAGTTCGTAGTCGTTGAGGCGTACGTCCCCGCCCCCGCTGACGCCCACCCCATGCCCCCGATCTATCTGCCGGTAGACCCGCCGCCTGATGTCTTCCCTCCAGGTATCTGGGGTGGTGGAAACGAGCCGTTCCCGACACCGCCCATCTACTTCCCGACGCTGCCGCCGCTGGGTACCTGGGGTGGTCAGCCTCCTGAGTACGTCGACATCGGTGGGCCGGGACCACAGCCGGGGCCGTCGCACCCGATTGCACCTGGTGGCTTGCCGCCACTGGGCACCTGGGGCGGGGCCAACGAGCCTTTCCCGACGCCGCCGATCTACATCCCGGTGCCGCCGCCGCCCGACTCAGGACTCAGCCCTGAGCACCCGATCTACATCCCGGTCGTTCCGGCGCACCCCATCGTGTTGCCGCCGCTGGGCGGCGACGGTGGTGACGGTGAGTGGACCGACGAGTTGAAGGAGAAGCTGGTGGCGTTCCTGACGGGCAACCTGCCGCCGTTCAGCCCACCCGAGTACGTCTCGCCGGTCAAGTAAGCGCATCTCCTGATCGTCATCCTTGCTCTGGGCCTGGCGGTCTGGATTGTGGTGAGCACGCTCATGATCAGACGGCGTAGGTAGCTCCGAGAAATTTTTTTCACGCGTGTCCTCGGTTGAGCACTGAGGGCTTCGTACACTCGGTTCAATGACCACGGTCACGTTGGCTGCGACCTCGGCTCTCAATGTCGTGTCGGTCAACCTCGCTGCCAGCTCGACGCTCTTCGCCGCCGCCCATGTCGGCCCGGTCGGCACTCCGGTGATGATGCTCCTCCAGGACGGCCCGCTCGACGGTGAGCGTCAGGTGGTCGAGATGGTGCCGCTGGTTCCTGGCACCGAGGTGCTCTTCAACGTGCCGTCTCGGCAGAACTTCGATCCCAACGCCCCGGCAGATACTGTGCTGTCTCAGGGCCTCCAAGCGGTTTACGCACTGGTCGGCCAGAGTCCGCTCGTCGCTGGGCCAGCCGACGCCTGGGACACTGCTTGGATCTTTGAGTTCACCGGGGAGGTGTACACCCCCGCGCCTTCGCCCCTGCCCCCGCCGCCGCTCACACCTGATGTGGCCGTCCAGGTCGGCATGCAGGCCACCACGACGCTCACGCCCGACACGATCCCGATCACCACCACGCCGAGCGTCACTCTCGTTGGAGAGGGTGACATGAGTGTCACCGCCGACGACCTGGTGCAGGCCACAGTCATCATGACCGGTGAGACCGTGGTGACCTCCCAGGCCGACTGGTTCCCCGAGGTCGATCTCGTCAGTGAGTCGATCCTGGATCCCGAACCGGACGACTGGTGGTCCAACGGTCCCAACATGGCTGCCACGTCCAGCCTGTCTGTGGCAATGGTCGACGGTTGGTCGGTCTACCAGGCGGCGGTGCAAGCGTCGAACCCGAACCAGTTGTTCTGGCCCCTGAACGTCGCACCGGCTGACGCCAAGGTGTTCGGCACCGTGGCCTTCGGTACTGCCCTGGACCCGTGGGGCGGTCACCGTGCGGCGTACTTCAACGGGACAGGTGCCGCCCCCAACATCAGTCACCTTCTCCAGAATCCGACCCAGCCCTGGCCCCGTGGTGGCGCATACACCATGGAGTTCTGGATGCAGACCAACCCGGCGACTACTGGGTCAATCTCATCCGTACCGATGGAGTTCAACGTGGACACCACCGGATTCCCAACCAGCAATCCCAGTTATGGACCGTCGATCCTTCTCCAGGGACCGGGTGTAGGAGTGAACACGTTCGCCCGCGTTAATCCCCCGTCTGGAACAGGTGGTGGCGGTGCTTCCGTTCTCGGCCCTCAGATCGGCCCCGCCACAGCGGGTGACGGTGGCTGGCATCACATTGCTGCCACGTACGACGGTATTCAGACGTGGTCGTTCTATGTCGACGGTGTACTTGCCTCGGCAACGAACGCCACGGTGCCTGTCCCATTCCAGGGCTGCTGGCATGTCGGTCGGGGAGTGAGTCAGGGAGCGGCGAACCCGTTCATGGGGAACCTGTGCTTCGTGGCGGCGTACGGTCGGGCGCTCCCGTATGCCGAGATCATCAGCCACTACACCGCTGCTCCCCCACTCCCAACCGCTGCGCTCTACGCCAGCGCCGTGCGGTCATCGAACCCCGATCTGTACTGGCGGCTCAATACACAGCCGCCTGGAGGCACAACGGTCATCGGTTCAACGCTCACCATTGGCGCAACCGATCCTTGGAGCACAACGGACGCTGTGACTGGGACAGGTGCCGCTGCGTCGAACCAGATCGTCAGGAACTACCAGGAACAGATACCCAACTCGTTCAGCATCGAGTGTTGGTTCAGGAGCAACACAATCGGTACCGGGTTCATGGACTTCCTCCCCGAAGGTCCGACCGTCGCCAGCCCTGCCAACAACCCGAGCAATAACGCTGTACGTTCAGCCACGACTGGTCTGTGGTCGGGAGGATCCTACGGATACATCTTCGGTTCCACCGGTTCAGGGATCGCTGGGGCGGGTGAAGTCTCCTCGGACAATCAGTGGTACCACCTGGTGTACGTGTACAACGCTGCGACGACAACAGGACAGATCTATCGGAACGGATCACTGCGGGCGCAGCAGGCTCTCGCCGGTCAGCAACCGTTCACGATGCCTATGGGCTACTGGCGACTCGGGTACTCAAACCGTCAGTGGGGGTCACTTCTCGGCAGTCTGTCGCACATGGCTGTCTACAACCGCCCTCTGACTCCGACTGAGATCGCACAGCACTACAACACCGGCAGAGGGGTCCCGACGAACTCGATTGCCATGAACGTCAAGGCGGGCATGCAGGTGACGAACCTCAACACTTCGTACAGTGCCGCCGTCCTACAGTCAGCCCCTGCTGCGTACTGGAAGCTCAACGAAGCACTCCACTCGACCACTGCTGCTGACTCCTCGGGTGCAAGCAAGACGGCTCAGTTGTACGGCGTCGTCATCTTCGGTGGTGCTGATCCCTGGGGAGCTAGTCCTGGATCGGCGCACTTCGACGGTACGGGTGGTTCACTGGTCGAGACAGTCGCAGAGACAGTCGTCTACGGCACGCCGTTCACCATCGAGTTGTGGTACCGCATTCAATCGACTTCGACAGGCGGCGTTATGGTGGAGTTGAACAGTTCGACCACCGGTACTCCAACGGGGACGTATAACGCATCGCTGAGTTCATGGCCGACCACTGGCTTGTTGAACGGAATCTGTTGGGGCGGGCCGCAGAACGCTCCTCAAGATGTTGCAAGCACCGCTGACGGTAACTGGCACCACGGTGCCTTCATCTTTGACGGTACGAATCTCTACATCTACCGAGATGGTGCACTGAGAACCACTACTCAGCTAACAGCGCGTCAAGCTCAAGCAGCCTTGTACTGGCGCATGGGCCGCGGCGCGCGCACGACGCAGTGGATGACCGGAGACCTGGCGCACGTCGCTATCTACAACCGTGCGCTGTCGATCAACGAACTCGCCGCACACTTCAAAGCCACAGGAGGTTGACTATGCCTGTACAAGCCACTGTCATCACTACCGATGGTCGTGTGATCCAAGGAGTGAGCTACCGCATGGCGTCCTACGCCCCCCCAGCGCCTGCGGTCCCGGCTAGTCCCTACCCGTATAACGGGGGGACGTATCACATTCAGACACTGTTCGGTTGGGTCGACCTTCTCGACTCACAGGTCGCCAGCATCACGGTCTCTCCCTTGGCGCATTGATGAACGACCAGCAACTTGTTGTTGAGAACGCGCGGTTGCGCGAGGAGCTGACTGACCTAAAGGCAGCTCTCGCCGCTCTGCTCTTCCCCGAGAAACCTAACCCTGCCCAACCACAGCTTGTGGGGGTACATTGGGAAGACTATGAGGGGAAATAAGTGAACGTCAGTCATGGCTGCTTCACCGGACCCGCCAAGCAGTTCGATGCCTTACGACTGCTGTGGGCGCTCTACGGTGGGTACGACCTACTGGATTATCGCAATACCGGTGGGCCGGTCTTTCCAGACCTTCGTTACGACCTCTTCAGTGATGCCGATCTCCTGGGTGAATGGCCCAACGGTGCACCAGAAGATCCGCTGATCATCTTGCTGGCGCACGAGGAGCATAAGGGCCTCATCAAGCACACGCACTGTCCATTCTTGGCTCATCGGCTGGAGGAGCTGGAGATGAAGATGATGTCTGAACACAGCCCAGAAAAATCGCCATCGTGGTTGCTGCTCACTCAGCAGTTCGCCCGCGGCCTTCGCACTGCTGCGTCGTACCGACAAGACGTAGTTTTTTCATGAGTGAGCGAGAGCTGCTTGCTGCCGCCAGGCATGTACTGCACGCCTGGGACGCCGAACTACAAGCGGAAAAAAGTCACTCGTCCAATGACCTGTGGGAGGCCATGGAAGAGCTACGCAGAGCCGTGACGGTGATTCATGAGGTGGTGCCCAGTGAGTGAACTGACCGTAAGTTTCACCGACACTCTGGTCGTGATGACGTGTTGGTGCGGGATCAACCACGCCGTGCCGAGTGATCTTCGTAACTTCCAACAACGAGAGCACGATGACGGACGGTCGTACTTCATCTATTGTCCTCTCGGCCATCAACACACGCCAGCCGGTCAAAGCCGTGCCCAGCGTCTTACCGCTCAGCTCGACGCTGAACAGACACGCACACGACGGTTGCGTGAAGAGGTGGAACGGGAACGTCGTTCGCATTCCGCTACCAAGGGACAGATCACCAAGCTCAAGCGAAGGATCGGCAAGGGAGTGTGTCCGTGCTGCAATCGCCACTTCGCCAATGTCGAGCGCCACATGGCAACACAGCACCCTGACTACTCCGGTGAGACACCCGATGTCTGACGAGATCGTCCCTATCGAGGCCACCCCAGTGCGTCGCAGTGGGGCCAGCAATGTCGCGGCTCCTCGTCTCCAGGAGGAGTTCATCAAAGCAGCGCGTGACGCCATGGGACAACCTGACGTCGGCCAGGCGGCGCAATACATGGGCAAGCTCGTGCGGCTCACGTTCAACGGTGATCGTGAGCCGGTAGCTGGCAGGCTCACCGAGATCAACAGCCACCCCAGCTCTGACTCTGCGTACTTGATCCTCGACCATGACAAGAAGAACAGGTACTCACTCATCACCATCCAGAGCATTGAGCTGATGGAGTCAACAGCGTCGCCCGAGCTGCGGTGAGCGACCTGGAATGGTGGGAGACGTACTTCGGTGAACCGTGGCCGTCGGACATCTGTGAGAACAACATCCAGGTGCCGACCCCTGTGGGTGATCCCTGCGTGCTCTGTACCGAGAAGATCAACGACGGCGACCAGGGCACGTTCATGGGTGCGATCCCGGCCAACGGCAAGCCGCACTACGGGCCGGTGCACCGCGAGTGTTCGCTGCGAGCTGTGATCGGTGGGATCGGCCACCTGGAGAACCACGACTACTGGTGCAACGAGAAGTGTGACCCCGACGGTGGGTGCAGCTACCGAGCCAGTGCAGTGATGGTGTGGCACTGGGTACAAGTGAGGGGGTTCCCATGATCAAGCGGCACATGATCTTCATCGGCTACACGCACGCCAGCATCATCGGCATCCACCGGCCCGACGTCGCCTACCCCGACCGCAAGATCAAGCGTGGCGAGAAGAGCTACGGCGACGTCCACTCAGAGCTGTGTCCCTGTCCCGACAAGCACGTCGAGGTGTACGTGAGGAGGATCGATGACGACCAAGTCCGAGCTGATTCGTAGGCGCAATGCTCTGTACGACCTGGAGCGCGCGTGCAGTTCCATGGAGAGCGCAGGCATCCCCTGCGACGCTCTCAAGCTCTCCCTGGAGGATCTGCAGAGCGAGGTCGTGACGATCAGCGTGCCCTGCCTGCTCTGCGCCCGTCAGTTCGTCGTGCCGGTGCTCGTCGGCTCGTACTCGATGCCGGAGTCCACACTGTGTACGGCATGCGATCAGTCAGCAGCGAGCGACAGCGAGCCTGAGCTGAGCGAGGATGACCAGACGGCGGTGCTCCTGGTGACCGACGAGCCTGCTACTTGACGAGTCTGAACTGGTAGGGGTCGATGTCGCCGCACGCATAGCGTATGGCGAGATACATCTTGCTCTCGTCCGAGGCTGCGATGGTCCCCTGGTCGAGCAGCTTGAACAGCCAGACACGGTCCTCCAGGGAGATGGGTCCGTTGGTGAGGAAGTTCTCGCCCTCGGTCACCAGGTGAATAGCGAGTTCGATCAGATCCTTCACAGCGTCGCCTGGGTCGCCGTCCAAGCCCACGAGCGCACCGTCGAGGTACCACTCCTTGCCGTCACGCATGAAGATGGCGGCGAACATCTCCTCAGGCGAGTGCCACTGCAGCTTGATGTCGATGTCCATTGGGGGTCCTCCTGGGGATGTGAGCCGTTTGACCTTCTGCGACCAGTCCATGATGTCGTTGTCAGTTCTCCTGGACGACCCAGCGACGTCCGAAACGGATGAAGTGTCGGCCACACTTGTCGCAGACAGTCTCGCCGGTCCCAGGTTCAGCGAAGAGGTTCGATCCGCACGGGCATGACACGTCCAGGAAGACGGTGCGCTTGCCCCGTGCGATGGCGCGTGCCCGGAACTCGGGGTCGTTCTGAGCATCAGTGAACTTGGACATTGCGTCCCTCCCATTTGCCTCGCAGCCACCAGCCGATAATGACGAAACCGGTGGTGCTCGTGATCCATCCGACTACTTGCCACCACATCAGCGAAGCCTGTCGTACTTGTTCATGAGCTTGGCAGCGGCGTCCTTGGTGTCCTGGGAGGGTTCCTCAAGGTCACGCTTGCCGTGCTCTGCCGCCTCGGTGCCCGAGCTGAACAGCGGCACAGCCGCCTCTGGGATCTCCTCGTTCGCCCTTCCTGCGAATCGCAGAGCGAGCAGCTCGTTCTCAGCGCCCCGGTTGGAGTGGCACACGGCCCAGCCGTGACACTCGTGCTCCGGCGTGGCATGGCAGGCGAAGGGTGCCACGGGTTGCCCCCAGGTCGGTTCGTCGTAGGGGATGAGCTTGTCGTAGGTCTCAGCGGACCACAGGCCCGATGGCGCGTCCTGGCGATAGGGGCAGCTTGAGCATGGTTGTTTGCGGATCACTGATCCTCACCCTCTGTGTTCTCTTCGTCCTTCCAGCGACGGACCTTGCCGGTATGCCGTTCGTGCCCAGGAGACACCTCCACCTTCTCAAAGGCAGCGAGCACCTGGTCGGTCTCACGCACGATGGCACGGTACGGCGTGCCGTAGTGCTTGGTGCATTCACGGGCGTGGGTGATGGTGGTGGACGCCGTGTTGGGGTACTCCCCCGCGTCCTCCCACCTGCCTTCTATCGTGAACCGCTGTACGGCGAAGCTCATGAGGGCCGCACCAAACGACCGTCCTTGACCTCACCGACGTAGCGGCGCACCGGCCCCGCCTTGGGGTACGTGTGGTACACGCCCATGCTCGTCCACTCGGGGTCGTCGTCCCACTCGGGGTTGAGGGTGGGGTCCTCCATCAACGCGACGGCGAAGGCGACCGCCGAGCGCAGCAGCGCGCTGGTGTCCTGGTCCTTGCCGCGGCCCTTGCCCTTGGACGCCTCGATCATGAGGGCACGCTTGTCCCCCAGGCGAGGCTCGACCTCGTAGACGTGGTTGTCAGTTGCTTCCCTCACTTCTTCTTTCCTCTCTTCGCTGCTTTCACAGCCTTGGCTTTCTTCTCATGGTCAGCGACGGCGCAGTTCCGGGCGTCGTCGGCGTTGGTGTGGATGGTCAGGCAGGCGACGCAGCGGTACGTACCGTTGGGGCGACGCTCTGGGTTGGTGTAGCGGATGATGGTGCTCACGCGTACTCTTCCTTGTTCTCAGCGTCGATCTCTTCAAGCGTGGGTTGCAGCTCACGCAGCCTGGCGAAGTAGCTGAGATCCCAGCCTTCTAAGAGGTGGTTCAGTCCAACCACCGTCGAGCGGTTGTTCTCGTACCACGCCGAGTAGTGCTTGTGGCCGTTGTACGGCGGCGGCGACGGGCACTTGTCGTCGCAGGGACCGGCGAGGAACTCGCGCCACTGCTCCAGGGCCTTGCGCTCGTTCTTGGTCATGTTCCGATAGGCCATTCATTGGTGTAGACGATGGCATCGACGTACCCAGGCGGGCAGAAGAAGGCGAAGCCCGACTGGTCTTCCTTCAGCTCCAGCTCAAGGTCGAAACGCTCTTTGATGGCGACGAGGAACCCCCTGGGGTCATCGCCCTCGTACCAGACCTGGCGACCCTCAGGGAACAGCTCGTCCCCCTGTCCAGGTGTCGGCTTGGCGGCACTCTCGCCCAGCTCTATGCGAGCCGCCTTGAACTCATCCTCGTACGTCCAGGGCTTCTCGATCATGCGTGCGACGGCTCCGGCTGAGTAGCCGTTGTCGGCCATCCAGCTCGCCGTGATGACGAGGTTGTCGTGATTGATGAACCAGTGTTCGGTGTCAGTAGCCATGTCTAGAAGATACCACCTTGGGGGTCTGGATACAAGTCAGGACGAAAGAAAAGATGTGTCATGTCAGTGACCTGTGTTCTGTCGGTGGTAGCCGATGGACAGTGTGGTCATCTCCTTGCCGCACTTGTTGCAGGCGCACATGCGGTTGCCGGTCTCAGGATCGTCGGGGATGCGGTGGAAGCCGGTGCTGACCGGAGGCAGCTTGCGCCAGTCTTTCTTCGGGAGCAGTCGCTCCTTGCTGCCTTCACCGGTCACCAAGTAGCCGGTCTGGCTGCCCGGTGGGTGGTACCACCAACGCCACTGCGAGTCCCGGCCCCACCGTTGTCGTTCCTGCCAGGTCAGTTCCTGGTGCTGTACGACTGGGACCGGGTCATTCACTGTGATGGTCACCAGCTCTTCCGCATCCAGGTAGATGTTGGGCCACGGGTCACGGGTGGTGTACAGGTCGATGGTGACCCCACCGCCACGGGTGTGCGTGTGCGTGTGGACAGTCAGCACCTTGAAGTCGACGGCCTCGTCGCCCACGGCAACCACATGGTCGCCGGGGCGCAGGTCATCAGCAGTCACCACCTTGGTGCTCATGTCCAACCCTTCAGACGCTCTGAGAGGTCGTGCTCGACCTGTGCCTCACGGGCCTCCTTCTTGGTGTCGAACCACTCGCTGTCCCAGCCGCAGTAGCAGCGCGCACGCCAGAGGTCGCCCTCGGTCCCGAAGGTGAAGAGCTTGTGTGGGTTGTTGGGATCAGCTCAGCCCAGGTGGTGACGGCACGCTTGACGTTGTCCTCGCAGTCCATCATGTGAACGGCGCGCTGGATCGTGTTCATGACTCCTCCTTGTTGGTGTCGAACGTGGTGCCGAGGACGAGGTCCGCAGCTTTCTGCGCCTGCGCCGCCGCCTGCACGATCAGCTTGTTGTCGGCCCGCAGGGCGTCACGCCAGTGCGCCAAGTAGGCGGCGGTCTCGGGGATGGTCGCCGCCTGGTCGATCCCAGCGACGCCGCAGAGCATGGCTGCACCCATTTCAGCGATCAGCTCCTCCTTGGAGTAGACCGCGTCCCCGAACCGTCCGAAGCTGCCCTGGGCGATGCCGTCACGCGCCAGCCGCTTGCTGTGGCCGGTGCTGTGCGTCACCTCGTGGAACAGGGTGCTGTGGTAGTGCTCAGCACTCTTGAAGTCACCGATGTGCGGCAGGCGGATGCTGTCGGACGACGGCACGTAGAAGGCCCTGTCGCCCCCGTGGCTCAGCGAGGGGCCGGTGGCGAGGTACTCAGTGAGCAGCTCCTGCGCCGCCTCGATGGGGTCGCGCTCGACGCGCTCAGCAGGCTTGCGCCGCTTGTCGGTCTCGGGGTCGTCCCAGTCAGCCTGGTCCTCGTTGAACACGGTGTAGTGGCGCAGGAAGGGGATCTTCTTGACCTGCGTCTCGCCGTCGACCTTGTCCTCCTTGCGAAGGATCTTCCAGAACACAACCAGCGTGCCCTTCTCGCCCTTGCGGACCTGCCCGCCCCGAGCGGCGATCTGCTTGTAGCTGCCCCAGCGAGACGAGCTGTAGCCCTTCTCCATGGCGGTGAACTCAAGCAGGAACACGTTGATGCCCCGGTACCGGCGGTTGGAATCGATGTTGACCGGCCCGCCGTCGGTGCTGACCCAGGGCTTGTGCCACATGACCGTGCCAGCGTCGAGAGCCTCAAGCACTCGTGCTGTCACGTCGGCGTAGGTGTCCCTGGGAGAGCTGGTGCTCTTGGTTTTGGTAGTGGTAGCCATGTCCATAAGGGTACAGGATGGTTGTGACAGATGCAAGTCAGGGCGAAGAGAAATATGTGAGATCTCCCGCAGAGTGGGGAGGGGCGGTCTTGCCAAAGTTCGCCCCAGGTGGCTGTGTCTGGTGGTACTTGGCATGCAGCTCACGGATGTTGTCCTCGACGCCGTCGACCGCCCTGAAGCAGTCGGGCATGCCATGGAAGGCACGCAGGTGCCCCAGGAGGTCGGTGAAGGTGTCCCGCTCACGCGTTTGCGGGACTGTGTCAGCACTTGCCTGCGCGCCAGGCTCTTCGACCGTGTGCCCACGGTGGCTGACTGACATCTTGCACCGACGACAGGTGATGTCGTCGGGCTGTCCGAGGTAGGTCTCAAAGGATGTCATATCCACCTCGGTGCCGCACAGTGGCTTGCCGTCGATCACGGCATGGACAGCCACTGCCCGGTTCTCGTACTTGTAGACGAAGCCGAGAGTGGTGCTCATGCGTTCGCCTCCACGGGGTGCTCGTCCTTGTACTGCTGCATCAACTCGTCGTACTCCACCTGGTGGAACCAGATGAGCAGGTCGACGGCGTAATGGTGGGCCTTGGTGTGTTGGCTTGCCAGGGCGTTGGCGATCTCCTGGGGGCGTCGTGCCGCCGCACGTTCACGCGCCAGCTCACGCTCTTTGTTCTGGTAGATCCCTATGATGATGGGATCGGTGGTGAACCGTGGGTGCTGTGGATTGGTCTCGTCAACGGTGACGAAGCCACGCTTGACCAGCGACTGGCACATCTTGATTTGGGTCGAACGGTTCGACCAGATCCAGCCTGAGCCGTCGCGCCAGCCGCCCTTCTCGGCCATGGTGCAAAGCGTGGACCAGAGGTTTTCACCCATGCGGTGCATGTTGAAGACGCCGGGGTGATGTGCGTCGAGGTACTCCTCGGTGGTCTCTTGGAAGATACGAGTGTTCATCGGTTTTCCTTGTTGATCTCGGAGATGTGCGTGCCGCAGTCGACACAGCGGTCGAACTCCCAGTACTTGCAGCCGCAGAAGCAGCGGTCGCAGCCCTCCTGGGCGATGGTGTTGCCGTGGTCGTCGGCCAGCTTGTCCCCGATCATGTGCTTGCTCTCATGGGCGCGCACAGTCTCGATGGGAGCCGGTGAACCCTCCAGGTGAGAGTTGACCAGCTTGCCGTGGACGACGATGTCGACCCGCATAATGCCGCGCCCGTGGCCGAGGTTCTCGGCGTAGCGGTGGATGTAATTGTTGTCGGTCATGACTGCGTGTACTCCTTTTTGAAGGTGTCGATCAGGCTGTTGACGTGGTTGCGAGCGATGGTGGCGTCGGTGGTGATCCGGTAGTCGCCGTTGTCGTAGGTGAGAGCGGTCTGCGAGGAGTCCCTCTTCCAGACGAACCACTGCGCCCCGACAGCCTGAGCGAACCGCATCACCTGCTCTGCGAAGGATTCGGCGTAGCCGCGCTGGTCGTTCATGCGCGCCAGGGCCTTGGAGACCTTGCGAAGGTACTTGACCATCGCCTCCAGCTCTTCCAGCCGCATCAGGTAGGTGTCGCGGTACTCGACGTCCCAGTGCGAGGACATCGTCGTGTAGGCGTAGGTCGACGTGCCCAGGCCCGCCGCCGGATGGCGGTCCCATCCACTGGTGGACAGGTTGCGGATCTTGGTGCCGTCTTCGACGTTCACGACGTTGGCCTCGATCTTGAGGGACGGGTCGTTGTAGCTGCGGTCCACGCTGCTGCTGATGAGGATCGCGAGTTCGGGTTTGTCGTTGGTAGCCATGGATGTCATTGTAGCAGGTTCACTCTCTTGATTTCGTTCAGGTTGGCGGATTTCTTGGATTTTTTTCAGGGGTTGTTCTCCCTGTTCTTCTCGTACCACTCGCACAGCCATGCGTGGCCTGCGTCGAGGATCTCCCGCACCCGCTCAGCGGACACGTCCTCGTCCTGGGCAATGAGGAGATCGACTAGAGCTTCAGCGAGCAGCGCGCGCTGTAGTCGTACTCCCAGGTTGTCCCAACCCCGTCCCCACTCGGTGATGACACGGTCGCGGATGGTCTTGAACAGGCGCGTGTAACGCTCTTCCATCACGCCCCTGGCCTCTCAGCGAGACTGGGCAGGATCATCCAGGCGGCGAAGTACGGCATCGGCTGGTGGTTCCACTCACTGATTGGAGTGGTGCCTGGCACCGCACGGATCACGTCGCGGTACTTCTTGAGCTGCCGCATGTAGCTGTCCCAGCCTTGACCGACCGGCTCACGCTGGCCCTCGCGGTAGAGCCAGCCGCCCTTGTTGCCGCGTACGACACCCTGGGGGTCGATCTTGGCGAAGGCACGGGCGGCACGCTCGTCGGCGTCCCTGCCATTGCTCTTGGGTTGGCGAGCCTTGAACACCCTGGGCATGTCGAGCCATGACCATGTCGGGTCGTTGGCGTTGCGGACCATGAAGTACTGGTCGCTAGGCGTGACGCCCTGGATCCTGGTGCGACGCCTGTCGTCCAGGCGCTCCCACTCGGTCTGAGCGGTGTTCCAATCGAGTTCGGGCGAGACAGCACGGTACAGCCAGATGCCGTCCTTGCGCTGGCGAGCCTCGATCACGATGTGATGTTCTTGGGTGGTGGTAGCCATGTGGGTCAGTGTACCTCTCGGTTGTGTCGGATACCAGTCAGGACGAAAAGAACTATGCGACCAGGGACTCTGAGCGGCTGGGCCTCAGCGAGACCGGCGTGGCGACCGCGTGGCGGGCGTCGTACGCATCGATGGTGCTCCGGATGCTGATCCTCTTGCCAGGGCGACTCTGCGCCTTCTCGGCCTTGTTCGGAGCCATCTCGACCATCGGGTGGCCGGTGGCCTGCTCCATCTCGGCGTAGGCGTCAGCCAGCTCACGGTTGAACTCGATGCTGATGTCCCAGTTGTGCGCCGGGGCGAGCACGCAGAAGACGCACGAGAGCCTCTCCATGCCCTTGTCGTAGGCCCAGTGCCAGCGAGTGCCTGCGGCCCAGATGCGGTCCCACACCTGCTCCTCGGTCCATGTGTGGAGAGGGAGCCAGCGGTCGACGTGCTTGTTGCCACTCGACGCCTTTTTCTCCAGGTGCTCGTACGGAGCGAACTGCGCCCGCTTGTCGGACTCCTCGGCACGCATGCCAAGGATGTCGAGGATGCGAGCGGGGCCGACGACACCAGCTTTGCGAGACTCGGCGGCGAGGCGCGTGTGCAGCTTGTACACCTGCGAGGTCTTCTGGTCCGAGGTGCACCAACGGTTATCACGATTGGGCCACGGCGAGACCTCTTGCTCCTTGCCCTGGCGAGTGTTCGCCTGGTGGCGCTCCCACACCTGCTCCAGGAGGTCACCGAGGATGCGTCCCTGGTGCTCTGTGCCCTTGCGGCCCACCACCTCAAAGCGGAGACCGTAGTGAGCCGCTTGCTCAGCAGCGAGTTCCTTGGTGCCAGCCCACTCGACGCGACCGAGGTCACAGTGCACGACCACGATGCGGGAGTGAGGCACGCCCTGGAGGTCACACACGGCGACGATGTAGTCGAGCATCGCCTGGCTGTCCTTGCCAGCCGAGCTGTTGACCACGAGCCAGTGGTACCTGGTCAGGTCGGGGATCTTGTTGCCCAACCCGTCGTCCAGGTAGAGCGTTGATGCGGTAGCCATGGAGGACACTGTACAGGTGAAAATGCCCTACCACACAGCAGGATGAGTCAAAATAGGTGAATGTCCAGGTCAGAGACGAAAACTTTTTTCTGGAGAAATCCGCCTATCTGCGTACGATCCACTGTGTGTACCTGCTACCATGGTCCCCATGACGAACACAGCAGACATGACGCCGGTCGAGATCGACACGGTGCTCTCCGACAACTACGAGGCCCAGGCCCGTGTTGAGCAGCACATCATGATGGAGGTCAACCACCTGGAGTACTCCGAGAAGAGGCTCGTCAAGTGGGACACCGAATACCACCGCAACGAGGTGCTCAAGGCTCGTGAGGACATCAAGGCCCTCCAGGCCGAGCGCGCCGAGCTGATCGCTGCCTCGGTGCCGTACCAGGTCGAGTACAACCGCCGCCCGTGGAACCGCTACTTCCTCGTTCGCAACGACAACGGGCACGTCCACCGTGGCATGAACTGCAGCACCTGCTTCCCCACCACTGTGTACGGGTGGCTCGTGGAGCTGGCCGACTGCAACGAGGACGCCATGGTCGAGGAGTGGGGAGAGCGCGCCTGCACGGTGTGCTTCCCAGACGCCCCGACCAACCCGCTCTACAACCGGCCCGCACGCATCGACCGTGAGGCCCAGGCGGCTCGTGCCGCCGAGAAGGCTGCCAAGGATGCCGAGAAGGCCGAGAAGGCCATCACCGATGTCGACGGCTCGCCGCTGCGGATCGACGGCAACGTGCTCCGTACCAAGGTCGCCGCTCGCAACGAACTGTCACACCTTCTCAGCAACATCGTCTACTACGGGGGTGACGAGGAGGCCCATATCCGCAAGCTCGTCCCTGCTCTCCAGGCTGCTGGTCTGGGTGACGGGCTGGCTGCTCAGGCCGAGAGGGCCATCAAGAAGGCCATCAAGGACTCCAAGATCCCCAAGCACAACCCCTTCCGGCTCAGCCAGGAGCAGATCCTCCAGGCCATCGTGGAGACCAAGGCCAACGTCGCCAAGGCCAGGGCACTGGTCAAGGAGGTGATCGGCTGACACCAAACTGCAACAAAAAACTCGCACACCTGCGTACGATTCACTGTGTGAACCTGGTACCATGGTGTCACCACCGAGTGAGAGGAGACCACATCTCAAAGACATGACATGAGCTGAATGACAGAGCCTGGGACCGAGGAGGTGCCCTCGCAAGTAACCCGATGAAACCACGCTGACGGCTAACGACCACCAGCCACCTGAGAACGGTGGAGGATCCCTGAATGAACGTGTGTGGAGGGCGAAAGGTAAGGGGAGCGAACTTGGAGAACAGCCCGAAAATACCTGGAGAGTAACCCGGAGGTGCATCGATGGGGGATGGCAAGGGGACGATAGGGCTGGCCCAGACTCTCTCATTCAGCTCATGAGCAGCACGCTCTGCCTCGTGTAGGCGGCACCGGATCATGACCGGAGCAGAGCGCCATGCCAGCCCGATGGTCGGGCCTGGCAGAAAGGAACAGAGACCACACTCATGTACCCGAACCCAACCACCTACACGCTGCCTCTCGGAGAGAAGATCCGCGTGTCGAGCCGCCGCCGCTTCATCCTGGTGCGCGACGCCGCCGATGGCAGTGACGCTGTCTTCACCGTGCGTCGCTCCGACGACCTCGCCACCCTGGAGAGGGAGTTCCGCCGTGACACCGACCACATCATCGACCAGGCTGCGCGCACGGTCACCTTCTACTTCAACGGTCGCAAGGAGACCACCAACCTCATCGTCAAGGTCCGCATCCCGACCGACGAGCTGAACCGCGTTGCCAGGGGGGAGTCATGAACGTCGACACTCAACTCTTCATCACATTCGACCTGGAGGCCGACGAGCGTTTCCGCGCCCAGGACCCGTGGCCGAACGGTGACCTCATCGAGGTGAAGAGGATCAAGGTCGACCTCACCCTTGACGAGGCACATGCCGTCCACGCCGAGGGCAACAAGGTCCGCAAGGACGGCAAGGGCATCAAGGGTGCCGGTTGGCACTTGGCCGTGCTCACGCCCGAGCAGGACGCCCACTGGTTCAAGCTCGCCCAGGAGCACTGGGTGAGTGAGTTCCAGACGACGCGCACCGGACCACGGCGTCGGTCATGACCGGCTCCTGGTGTGTCTGTGGACACCACGCCGATGACCACAGCTTCACCGGAGTCTTCAGGGGTACCAAGAGGGCAGCGTGTGACTTCTGTGCCCTCGGTGAGCACCTGGAGCTAGACGAGTGCCCCGGCTTTGAGCCTGCTCCCGGTTTGCCACCTACCTGACCGAAATCTGGTGTGTGAGCCTGCTACCATGGTCTCGTGACCCCGGAACCCCCTGGCGCAAGCCACAGGGGCTGGGACTCAGAGACTCACCCTGCACGAGAAAAGATCAACCAGATGGTTTACATATTTTCTTTCGACCTGACGTGTGAACGTCACACCGAGCTGGTACCATAGACGCATGGCTACCACCGAAGAGCAATACGCAATCGTCTACCAGGGCATCTGCGCCGTCGCCTCACACTGTGACGGTGCCATCACCGACGACGGTGTCGGCTTCAACGGCCAGGACACCAAGTTCGGTCGCCGCATCGCCTCGGTGCCCTTCGACCAGTGGACCCAGGACGTGCGCCAAGAGGCTGCACGCATCGCCAACCGGTACCAGGTGCAGATCAACACGTACACCGGTATCGACGTGACCACCCTCCAGGTGGTGCGCGACGCCAAGGACAGCTACACAAACACCGCTGCTCGCCAGACCGCCCGTGGGTACGAGTACCGCGGCAAGGCCAAGGCCAGCCGCATCGTGGACGTGCTGAACGGTGAACTGGTGGTCCGGTGGGGCCGTGACCCTGACTTCTCCGAGCTGCTGTCCGCAGTCCAGGCCCTGCCTGGTCGCCGGTACCTCGGTGGTCCGCAGAAGAACAACCGGGTGTTCGTGTCCGACGAGGTGGACGTGTTCATCGAGACCTTCGACTTCAACGTCACCGACGCCGCTCGTGCCGTCCTGGAGGCCCCTCGTGAGGCCCCCCAGGCGCAGCCGGTGCACCACGAGATCACCCTCGACTCCCGTGGCGGCAAGGTGGTCATCGACACCAACGTCACCGGCCCATGGAACCAGGAGGGCTTCAACGCCGTGCGCGCCCTGCCTGGCCGCAGCTACGTGTCGGGCAACGTCAACACCGCCGACATTCACCCCGACGTGCTCCCCTTCGCCGCCCGCCTGGGGCTGAACGTGCACCCCGACGTGGTCGCCGTCATTGAGAACGCCAGGGCAGCCCTGGAGGCCCGCAAGGCGGCTGATCTCTTAGAGGAGGACCGCCGCACGGTCCTGTCGCATGTGAGCCGCCAGAAGGACCCTGGTGAGCTGCCTGACGTGTTCGTGGACATGCTCGCCCAGGTGCTCCCCGACGCCCAGCGGGTGATCTCGTGACCACCTGGGATGAGACCCCGTGCAACGTGTGCCGCGGCACCGGCAAGACCTTCCTCCAGCATGAGGACGGTTCGCTCTCCGAGGACGTCTGCCCGTACTGCCATGGCCGCGGTGACGCCGTCTGGGTGCACGAGCACCGGGTGGAACGCCGCACCCGCCTCGCCACGGCCAAGGGCTACATCTGGGGAGCCACCGGCCTGTACGTGCTCACCATCGGGTGGCCCCTGTGGCGGCACAGCTTCGGTCTCAAGTGGGTCCACGGGCTGATGGCCCTCGCCATCCTGGTGGCCCTCGTGTGGGTCTTCATGCACCCCTCAGGCAAGCCGAAGAGGCGTGGCCCCAACCCGCTCACCTCTGACCGAGAGCGGTGGATGGGTGCCGCGGTCATGGGTGGGGCCATGCTCAAGGGACAGTGGCAGCGCCGCCGATAAACCGTCTGGTTTAGGCATATTTCTCCTCGCCCTGACGTGTGTTGTCACACCCGACACGGTACAATGGACCCATGGCTACCATCGACTTCAACAGCTACCTCCCCGAGGGTGAGCAGCTCTTCGACTACCAGCACGCTGGTGTCGCCTACGCGCTCGTCCAGACCGCCGACGGCAAGGGCACGCTGATCGCTGACGAGCAGGGCCTGGGCAAGACCCGCCAGGCTCTCGTGACCGCCAAGGTGCGCGACGCCCAGAAGATCCTCGTCGTGTGCAAGGCCAGCCTCAAGGCCAACTGGGTGCGTGAGATCAACCGCTGCGCCCCCGAGTGGAGTGTCCAGGTGCTGGGCGGCAAGGTGCCCTACGAGACCGACGCCCAGGTCAGCGTGATCCAGTTCGACCTCCTCACCTCCTGGGCCGACGGCCTGGTGGGCGAGGGCTTCGACGCCATGATCGTGGATGAGAGCCACTACGTGAAGGCCCTGGGCACCGCCAAGTCGCCCGTGCTTCGCACCGTCGCCGCTCTCAAGATCTCCGAGGACGTGCGCTCGCGCAAGGGCACCGTGCTCCTCCTCAGTGGCACGCCGCTGCTCAACCGTCCCGTCGAACTGGTCACCCAGCTCATGATGATCGGTCGCCTGGAGGAGGTCGCCCCGCGCCCGACCGGCAAGGCCAACCCGACGCCCCGTGACTGGGAGTTCGCCTTCAAGAACCGCTTCTGCCGCGGTGAGACGAACGCCTGGGGCACCAAGTGGGACGGTGCGTCCAACCTCGACCTGCTCAACGTGCGTCTGCGCGGTACGTGCTACGTGCGCCGCCTGCGCTCCGAGGTGCTCGACATGGAGGAGACCCACCGGATCGAGACGCCGCTGTCCCTCAACGGTGGCCTCGACCGGTACCACGAGATCGAGCGCACCTTCGTCGCCAAGACCGAGCAGAGCTACCACCTGGAGCTGATGACAGCCCTGCGCCAGGAGGTCGGGCGCGCCAAGGTCGACGCCGCCGTCGAGTGGGTCAAGACGTACCGGGAGGAGAACCCCTCCAAGAAGCTCGTGGTGTGGGCCATGCACGAGCACGTGCAGCGTGAGATCACCAAGGCCCTCAACGCCGCCAAGATCCGCACGGTCGCCCTGCGTGACTTCAAGACCGGTACCCCCGAGATGCAGGCTCAGGTCGACACCTTCAACGAGGGCGACACCGAGGTGCTCGTGTGTGCCCTCAAGGCCCACGCCGAGGGCTTCACCTTCGTCGGCAACGGTCACAACGTCACCGACTGCCTCTTCGTGGAGCAGCCCTGGCACCCCGGTGCGGTCAGCCAGGCCGAGGACCGGATCAACCGGATCGGCCAGGAGGCCGACGTCGTCTTCGCCCACACCCTCGTGGTCGAGGACAACCAGGACACCGTCGACACCTGGCTCGCCCGCCTCATCGCTGAGAAGTGGGAGACGTTCAGGGCAGCCGCCGACGGCAGCATCGCCCAGAACGAGGAGGACGACATCAAGGCCCTCCTCATGGCTCAGCTCCGGGCCAAGTTCCCGACGCCCCGCTGGGAGGGGCAGGAGGAGGCCGGATGACCCCACGCTAGACGCAACCCCCATTCCTTTGAACACCCCCACTCACCTGGATTCGTCCTGGTAGGTGGGGGTGTTTCCGGTCCTGGGAGGGGTGTGCTGATCCCCGCTGCGGGCAGCAAAGCTCAGGAATGGGGGAACGTGGCCGGATTTTGTTGCGGGGCACACAGGGCATTCTAGACGCCTCTCAGGACGAAATGAGATGGGTGACCGTACCACCAACCCCGACCAAGAAAACCCACCCGCCTGACCGAAATCACCTGTGTGAACCTGCTACCATGGTCTCCATGAACAGCTCATACCAACTCCAGCCCACCCACCACGCCACCCTCACGCTCAGCGCGCACGAGATCGTGAACGAGCTGAACCGTCGGGCCGACCGCATCGCCCCCCGGTTCTCCGAGGAGTGCGGTGACGCCTCCTGCACGAACCTTCGCCCCGGTGCCGACCAGCCCCGTCGCCAGCTCGTGTGGGACCTCCACGCCGAGGCCCTCTCGTGGAACCTCATTGCTGACCGCCCCGAGATCGTCGTCGTCGCCAAGGCTCTGGAGGCCGCAGGCACCGAGTTCTACGTCTCGATGTCCAACGACTTCGACAACCGGGTCGCTGTCATCACCGGCCCGACGCCCTCGTACCGTGAGGCCCTCGCCCTCGTGTCGGCTCACCCCGGCCAGACCGTCATCGTCTCGTTCTGATCCGCCCACCCAACCCAACCTGAGAGGAACCACCATGCCCACCCCGAACCCCGCCCACAACCCGAACGTCGACCTGTGGGAATGCCCGTGCCGGGAATGCACCCGCCTGGAGTACAACGCCCAGAGGACCACCGGCATGCTCTGTGGCCCGACCGAAACCGGAGGACTCAGCATCACCGCATTCCGCGCCCGGGAGTGGCCCGAGATCTGGGGCACGCCCGCCCCCGAGCAGGTCGCCTTCACCGACGCCGAGCTGACCGAGATGTTCAGCGCCACGCCAGTGTCGCCCCAGGTGCCCGCCGCCCCGACGCCCCAGCAGCTCCACGAGGCCCTCGCCTACGTCGAGGAGAACGGCTTCGGTGATGACGTCGACGCCGACTCGATCATCGAGCAGGCAGCCCGCCTGTACCTGGGCAACGTCATCACCGACGGGCTGGAGGAGCTGTCGTGATTCCGCCCAAGGACATGATCGCCATGTGCCGACACTGCGGTGAAGACATCGCCCCGGCATCCGCCTCCAGTCCCACTGACGTGGTCTGGGCTGCCCTAGATCGCCCCCAGGACGTGTGCCCCAGCTCCCCCGACCAAGAGCACCACCCAGCCAGCCGCCTATGAGCCGCCACACACCCCATGGCCCATGAAATCGCCCCAGGTCATAGAGGGGTACAGGAGGGCATACAGAGGCCAATGTGAGCAACTCAGGGCACCAGCTACACACCACCTAGCCTGGCCGTGGCTACAGGCAGCTCAGTGCAGCCAGGTGCAGCTCAGTACAGCCCCGTGTAACACCAGGTTACAGGGACACAGCTCCTGAGCAGGGAGAACAGCAGCTCTGTGTACCTCAGTGCAGCCCAGTGCAGTACGACCCCCCCACCCTTAACGAGGCCAGGCCAGCTACAGCCGCCATACCGGCGACTTACTTTCAAACCCGAATCCCACGTAGTACCCGCCCCATATGCCAGTACACTCATTTGGGCATATGGAGTAGTACCGAACTGCAGAAAAGGAAGGTGCTACAACAAAACAGCAGGTCAGTGCAGGTTTTTACGTCTCGCAGGAGGAAGTTGCTGTACGCTTTGGCATGGCTACTAGAACACGCAAACAGGACGGTGAGGATCTCTGTCGGGCGCTACGGATGCACGCCTGGGCGACTTTCAACCCTGTCGGGTTGGACGCTCCGTGGTACGGCTGGAGGCTGTCGCTTAGATGCATCAGGTGTGGGACTGAACGCCACGACAACCTGGCGTACGGGAGCTATCAGCTTCTCTCTCGGAGGTACATCCATCCCGACGGCTATCTCTACGAGAAGGGACAGTCTCCCAGTCGAGCTGAGTTCCAGGACGATCTGTTCACCAAGCTGCGCTCGCAGCTACAAGCCAACAATGCGCTCGGGGCAACAAGAAGGGCGGCAAACGTCGTGCCGATAAAAAAGGCGAGTAAAAATGTGGCAAAATCTGGACATGCAAAAAATGCAAATGCCCGGTCTACTCGGGGCACACGCAAGAGCACCGGGTGAGCGGACGCATCCGGCCTCGCTTTACTGTGAGGGGTCTTACCGATGGGTCGGACCCGTGCGGTGGGCAGCCTGCCCCGTGTGCGGAGGAGTTCCCCAGATCTATCGAGCCTCGGGCGAAGAGAGGTTCATGGCGCATTATCCGACGGCGAAGAAAGAGGGGGACTGACAACGAAGGGAATCTGGATGGCTGACGAAGAGATCGAGATGCGCCCCCTGACGCCCCAGGAGGCTTCGGGGCGCGAGTGGAAGACCCTCGGCTCTCTCGGACGCGAGGGCCAATTTGAGATGGACCGGATCTCGATGTCGGTCACCGAGTGGGAGGGGATCCAGGCTGAACTGATCTCCTTGCGGGGGATCCGAGAAGCCGCTGAAAGTGTGGTCATGACCGCTGGGAACGGCGGTGACGTTTTTGATGCGGCCCTTGACGGCCTGTCGGAGCTGGTCAAGAAGGAAGAGTCCGAGGAGGAGTGACACCCAAGGTCACCATTGAGCGCATTTCTCCGACCAAGGCCAAGCAGTGGCTCCAGGGAAATGTGGACAACCGCAAGTTGCGGGAGAGTCGGGTCCTTTTTTTCGCACGTCTGTTGCAAGAGGACGAGTGGGAGTTGACGGGCGACGCGGTAGTTTTTGACGACCAAGAGATTCTCATCAACGGCCAGCATCGCCTCACAGCGGTCGTTGTTGCGAAAAAGACGGCTCAGTTCCTGGTCCTTCGGGGGGTACCTTCAAAAGCACAGGAGGTGATGGACCAGGGGCTGAGCCGCAACCTCTCCGACCAGCTCCACCGACGGGGCATCAAGTACCCCAACGTCGTGGCGGGCGCACTGGGCTGGCTGGCGCAGATGAACTACATCGAGGAGACCGGCAGCGTCCACTACTCCAGTTCGGCCCTGCGGCCCTCTCTGCGCGAGCTGTTGTCGCTCTACGAGAGGAACCCCGAACTGGAGGACGAGGCCAAGGAGATCAACAAGCTCGTCTACTACACCAAAGTCAGACCAGGTCCAACACTGGCGATCTACCACCGGCTGCGCCTGATCGATGAGGAGGAGGCCGAGATCTTCTTCAAGAACTGGCAGGAAGGCGCGGGCCTGAACAAGAACGATCCCATCTGGCGTTTGCGTGAGTGGTGTCTCAACGACGCCCGCCTGCGGCACTCTCGGGGGCGCGCTCCGACGTACCGCTACGTCGCCATCGTGCTCAAGGCGTGGAACATCTGGCGTGAGGGCCGCACGGTCCAGACACTCAAGTGGAACTACACCTCGATGACGAAGGACGCATGGCCGATTCCCCAGTGAATAACGACGACATCCGAGACCTGGCGAACTACGTGGAGGGCTACAAGCATGCCTCTGAGGACGCACTGCCCCACCTCGTCGCACAGAACAAACAGTTGGTGGAAGAGAACGAGCGGCTGCGGGCACGGGTCGATTATCTGGCCCCCCTGGTCGAAACAAACGTGCGCCTGGGCATGGAAGCCGATGCAGAGATCGAGCGGCTGCGGGCGGCGCTCAAGCGCATAGCGGGAGTGGCGGGCAACCGGGGCGATCATGCCATCGCGATTGCCCTGGAGGCCCTGGACTGGAGGTCTCTTGATGACTAACGAGGACTTGCCGACTGAGGAAGAAATGGAGGCAGCGACCAGGGTGCTGCTCCGTGGTGGCGTCCGGGCGCTGGCCCGTGAGAATGCCTGGAATGAGTTAGAAGCTGAGAACGAGCGGCTGCGGCGTCAGCTTGAGGAAGCGAACGTCACCATACGTGCGCTTGTACGACAGGAGAAGCCGTGATGGACGCTGATCGTCTCAATGAGGCCGAAGACCTCGTAGAGCGTTCGGAGCTACGGGACGAAAACAAGGAGCTACGAGCAGAGATAGAGCGGCTGAGGAGGGCGCTAAAGCAGATCACGAACATGGACATGAGTAAGGCTGACGCCGAACGCGCCGCCCTTGCAGCCCTCGGCTGGTACGAAATGAAAGCGTGGCCCGAAGCCCCACCAATACAGGAGGAGCCGTGAAGCTCCAGTGGTACGAAGTGAAAAGCTGGCCCGATAACTGGTACGAGAGGACGACGATGCCTGACGAGGTCGAGGCCGAGTTCAAGTGCCCCCACGGCATCGTGTTCGCCCAGCGCCGCAAGAGCGGGGCCTACGTCGGCACCCCCAAGATCGACCTGTGCCCGAAGTGCCGCAAGGAGTACCTGGAGGAGAAGAACGGTGACTGAGTTCCTCCAGTCCCTGCATCCCCAAGACGTCGTGCACCACCGCGACATGCTGACGCGCTGGTGGTCGAAGAAGGGCGAGCTGCAGCATCTCTTCGCCATGCAGGGTCGTGAAAAGGTCGCCAAGGGCTGGAACCACGACAGGGAACGAGAAGCCGAAGAGATGCGCTGGTGGATGCACGAAGCGTTCAAGTCGGCTGAGCTGTACTGGGTGTCGCCTGAGATGACCGACGTGATCGAGACATTGGCTCCCTCAATCCCCGACACGATCCCTCAGCCCCCCGTCCACACTGCGCTCGTCATGTTCGCCAAGCCGGTCGCCGGTACTGACTCGGACATCGAAGGCCGCACGATCTGGACGTCGGCGTTCCTGTGGGGGCCGGTGACCATGTTCCAGCTCGGCCCGTCACTGTCGATCTCCACCTACGCCTGGCGTGACACCGTCATGGCCTACCAGACCTTGAACGAACGGGAGCAGGAGAAGTTCCGAGAGCTTTACCCGCCTCGACTCATGCCGACCGGTGGCTCGGAGTGGCCCTTTGATGCGATGACCTCTGAGTTCCCCTGGCTCCCTCCGACCGACATCAAGAAGGTCTCAATGATGGAGGACCGAAAGCTGCTCTCGACGTTCTGGGCGCTGGCGAGCCAGAAGATCACCATCGAGACACGAGAGCGTCCCTACAGCCGTCAGGTGGAGCGCCAGGCCGCGAGACAGAACAAGGTACTCCCTGACGTCCGGGTGATCCGGCTGCGAGAGCCAGAGATGCACGGGTCCCGTCAGAGGGAGGGAGGGGTCGAGTACTCGCACCGCTGGCTCGTGGGAGCGCATTGGAGGAATCAATGGTACCCGTCCAAGGCCCAGCATGCTCCGAAGCTGATCGAGGCATACGTCAAGGGTCCCGAGGACAAGCCGCTCAAGGTGCGCGAAACTGTGCGGGCGCTGGTGCGATGAGTATGGCGAAGCACTGGGAGGGTCTGACGGGGATTGAGGTCATGTCCGGTCTGGCCGAGAGGGAGGGCGGTGAGTACCGGGGCTTCCTTACCGTGCGCGCTCTGGCCGAGGACGGCTCGTTCATGTCGGGCCAACTCGATCCCGACGAGGTCCGCAAGATGGCGCTCAACTTCTTGGCTTCAGCCGAGGCAGCAGTACAGGACGCCGTCGTGATGGGCATGCTGGTGCGTGATGTCGAACTGCCTCCAGACGCCGCAGCGGCGTTTGTGCACAGCATGCGTGACGAGCGCAATCGCATCGATCCCGACCCCGACGACCGGTGACCTCGTCGTGGCTCTGTACTACGACCGTGACGGCAATCCCATGGAGCATGAGGAATGGATGGTCGCATTCGGTTTCGGTAACGGCATCGACAAGACCGCTATCGGGGACGTCATGGTCTCGACTGTCTGGCTAGGCATCGATCACTCTTTCGGCCACGGTCCTCCCTTGATCTTTGAAACGATGGTGTTCGGCGGTGGGTTGGACGAGTACCTGTGGCGGTGGTCGACGGTCGCAGAGGCGCAGGAAGGGCACAACCGGGTAGTACAGATGGTGTCAGAGGGACTGCCGGTCGAGTGGGTGAGTGGGGTGAGATGAAGGTCCTCTGCGAGTTCACCCGCGACGGCGAGGAGTGGGACACCGTCGGCCAGCTCGGCCCCGGCGATACCCTCGGTTCCTTCAGCGACCTGACGTCGGGGCGGGACATCTACCTCTTCGGCTTCCGTGACGGCAATCCGGGGCTGTGGCGGGCCGTGGGGGGCAGCGTCGAGGAGTTCGGGGAGCTTCGTAAGATCGAGACCTACGACCTGGAGCTGGTGACCCCGTTGATGAACCCCCACGAGATGGTCATTGTGCATCCGACCCAGGGCATGATCCGCATACGGTTGAGTCGTGGCGACGACTGACGCGGAGCTGCGGCACAGCTATCCGGACATCGAATGGGATGAGCCGGTGACGATCTCGTCCGGTGGCCCGTACCGGATCGGCTGCCGTCTGTGCATCGCCCGGTTCGGCCTCCGCGGCGACCAGGTTGAGGATCTCTACGAGACCCGTGAGGAGTGGGAGAAGCACATGACCCAGTTCCATGGCCCGGTGCGTGCCCCAGAGTGAGCTACGCCCAGACCTATGACAACCTCTGCGTGCTCCTGGAGGAATATCGCGACAGCGACGTGGAGACCGTGGCCGGTCAGATCATGGGCCTGCTTGGGATCCTGGGCGAGGACAACCTCGACGCCTTCGATCCGCCGCCGGGGTTGGTGCACTGGCTGCTCTCGCATGGACTCTCTCTGGTCACCACGACCGAGGCGCGCTCACCGCGGGTGTGGGAAGCCCTGGAGGAGGATGAGGATGGGGGAGAGGAAGAGGATGAGGGGAGCCTGGAGGGGGACGGGGAAAACCTCCCCCTCCAGGCGGGGGAGTACATAGAATACCGAACCGCCCCCCAGGGCCGTGATCATGTGCAACAGATCGGTGCCGGATACGTCCTGGAGGTTCTGGACTATGGCATCTGGGTCCGGGTGCCCGGTTTGGAGCACCCTGTTTTTGTCGATCCGGAAGGTGATTTCACCCGGCGCGTTCCCGAACAAAACGCTCCAGCTCTCCCCGAGTGAACAGTGAGCGCCGCCCGACCTTGATCGGGTGCAGCTTGTCGTCCTGCACGAGCTTCCACAGCAGCCCCTCGGAGATCTTGCCCAGCATGAAGCAGGCGTCGGCGGCGTTGTAGAGGAGCGGTAGCGGCTTCTCCTCTTCTGACGGCTCGGGCTTCTTGCGGACGAGCCGTCTGGTCACCGCCGTAGGCGGCGAGCCGTCGTAGTACCAGCACTGGTCGGCGGGCCGGTCATCTTCGGCTCCTCGACCGGCATCGGCTCCTCGGGGATCAGGTTGAAGATCAGGCCCTCGATGGTCTTAGAGAGGTCAGTCAGGAACTGGTCGAGCACGGCGTGGAGCTGGCCGGGGAACTCGCTGATCGCCTGGGTCAGCGTGCCGGTGGTCAGGTCTATCTCGCTGGTCATAACCTCGACCGTCATCTCCGGCTGGGTCTCGACCGGAGCTTCGTCCTGGGGGTAGCCGCCCTGGGCCTCCAAGATGGCCTCGACCATGGCGGCGGTCGCCTTGCGGGGCGGTAGACCCAGCTTGAGGGTGATCTCGCGTACCTCGGCGCGCCCCATCTTTTCCAGGTCGGTGCGGGTGAAGATCTGCTGGGCCTCCTCGATGATTTCTCCGGTCTCCTCGTCGGCCACGGGGATCGCTTCTCCAGTCTCGATCTGCTCTGTCGTGGCAACGTCCTCGCCCTCGTCCTCGGCCATGGGCACGTTGCCGTCGGTGAGGTCCCTGACGTCGACTCCGGCGTCGAGGAAGCCGTTGAGGATCTCGGTCAGCTCCTCCTCGCGCTTGTCGTCCCAGAGCACCTCTAAGACCGACGTGGGGGCCTCGGTGAGGATCTGCTCGATCTGGGTGTACACGTCGGCTACGTGGTACTTCTTCGACGCTCCCTCAGCGATGTCGATGAAGGCGCGCCGCCCCTTGTCCTCGGTGTGCGTGACGACCTCGTAGGCGATCTCCGACTTCTTTGCCATCTTGACGAGGTCTTCCAACGTCTCGGAGAACTCGGCGGTGGTGAGCGGGAAGACGAACTTGACCGGGTCGTCTTCGCTGGGGACGACGGCGTCGATTAGCTCCTCGATCAGGTCGGTGGCGTTGTTGATGTCCATCCTTCCTGTGCCGAGGAAGGCGATTGTCAGACCTTGCTTCTGCGCCATGGCGGCTCCTTTCGGGGGAAGGACCCACTATTAGTGCGTGGTGAAGCTCCATGAGTCGATTTGCGGAATTTTGTTCGACAAAAAGAAAAGCGGTCCCCAATGGGACCGCTTTTCTCCCAACACCGGCTGTGAGGAGGTGTGTGTCTGGCACTGTATAACGATGAGTGCCAGTACGTCTAGTGCCGCCGCGCATTTTGCCGGTTATACACGCTCGCCACCATGTCGTCACGGTGGCTGCGGAGCACTGTATCGAGGGCGTGTAACAGCGCCGACAACCCCCAGGCACCAGCTCCTATGAGCACCTTGGTGCGGACATCGCGATCAACTACGAGGAGGGTCAGGACGGCGGCGAAGCACAGGCTGACAATGCTCTTCCACCAGGCCACCTGCCGGTTCCCCAGGTAGCGCCGGTATAGCTCCTTGTACAACTCGGTGAGCTTGTAGGTCCCCAGGGCGATGAGGACCATGTACCCGAGGTCTACCCCCACTACGACGCCGTGGCGGTCAGGCCGGAGTTTCCGATGAAGGCCATGGCCGGGTGGGTCCACATTGTCGGGTCGAGCGGGGTGAGCGCCCCGCCAGCTCCAAAAATCTCGGTGTGACTGGCTCCCATGGGGATCCATTTATAGAGCACTGACTCCAGGCGCAGCGTCCGAGGTGATCGTTGTCGGTAGTAGTAGCTCCCGCCGTGGGAGTCTTCGACGTAGTCATGGTTCCCAGGGAACATGGTGCTGTCGAAGTAGGGCGTCAGAGTCACTCCCGGCGACAGCATGGCTGAGTTCAGTCCGAAAAGTGACGACTGGGCGTAGGGGAAGCGGACGAAGGGGTACATCGTCGTCGGCTGGATCCCGGTGTACGGCTCGTTAGGCGGGAATCCCAGGGAGACGTCGGGTGGGATCGAGTACCGGGTCAGCGTGTTGGTCAGGACGTACTGGGTAGAGATCTCCTGCCAGGTGCCGTCGGGGTAATACCACCGGAAGCCCATCTGCATGACGGCGTTGGAGGGGTCCACGACTGAGAGGTAGTCGGCGTAGACGCTGAAGTTGAACGGCTGGTTCGCCGGAACCGTGAAGGGCGCGAGGTTTCCGTTCAGCGGTGGTTGGGTGGCGACAGGGAACCAGTTGCCCTGGGGGACGGGTGTGCCTTGAGTGAAGTACAAGTCGGTGGTTGGTGGTGGTGCCGGTGCGCTGTTCACTCCCATTGACGAAGTAGCCACCATGTTGACCAACGTCGATGTTCCGAAGAAAGGGGACTCAAAAAACCAGCCCATGACCGGGTCGAACCAGTTCGCCGCCTGGGCTGTCATCACCTCGTTGGGGAACCAGTCACCGGCATCACCACTCGGAGGCCAGGTCGTAGCTGGGCTGGAGAACCACCCCAGTGGCTGAGTCGGTAGTGGCTGGGTGAACGAGTTGGAGATGCCGAACCACACCGTGGCTCCGGGATTGGTCGTCGCCACCTGAAGGTACCCGGCACCATTGACGGTGGACCCAGGTGGATCCTCATAGCTCACATAGTGGATGGTGAGACCACAGGTGAAGTTCGTGGACGACTGGGTCGGGTCGACGGCGGGACTGAGTCCATCGAAGCCGTACATGAAGTTCGTCAGCGTGTTGGTCAGCAGATTGGCGTTCTGAGGGCTGAGGGTGATCTTTACGTCGCGCGGGTAGTCGTAGACCGGCGTGTTGATACCGATGTCTCCCGGCGTGCACGGCCAGATTCCCATCAGCGTCACGTAGTGAGAGTCGGTGGGGATGGCTCCGACGATATGGATGACCGGCAGGACGAAGTAGTACGCCGCTTGCTGAGTGGGACCGTTCGGATACGGGTTGATCGCAGCGGTGACCGTCATGATCGTCCAGTGACCGGCGGTCTCGGTGAAGGTGGTCTCGGGGATGATCGAGACCGGCGTGCCGCTCCCGACGTCGCCCCAGACCGACAACTTGACCTGTCGTGCCACCGAGGACCAGATCTGGATCTTCCAGGTGATGTAACCGGGACCGTACGACGAGGACATGAAATCGGTGATGGGAATGCGCCCCGTGGTGATCCAGCGGTCTCCGGCACCGCTGGCATTGATGGACATGCCGGTGTTGTTGTAGGGCGGGATCAGGTTCCCCGGCAGCCCACCTGGATACGGACCTAGTCCAGGCCCTTCTGAGACCGGGTTGGTCGCAGGCGGCGACGCGGCCAACAGGTTCGGGATCCGGGTCACGGTGACACCGGTTGCGTTGGGGGGTGACGGCGGTGGGAAGTTCGTGACCGGCGGGGGCCATGTCTGCCATGAACCGACGCTGGTCTCAGCGACGCTGGAGTCGCGGGAGAGCAGGAGGTTGTAGCCGTGGTGCGTCAGCGTCGCCATGGGATAGCTCGTCAGGACCGAAGCGAACTCTGAGATCCCCCGTGGGCTGCCCTTGAGCTTGTAGAGATGGATGGCGTTCTGGACCAGCGTGCGTTCCTGCTGCATGCCGATGGCTGGCTCGTTGGTCAGGCCCAGCTCCTGAGCCAGGAGGGGCAAGAGCGCCCCAGAGCAGTTCATGGCGTCCATGACGCTCGTGAGGGACTCCAGCTCGGTGCGGATGAAATCCATCTGGAAGCCCAGGAGGCTCAGGTACCGCTGCAGGGGTGGTCGAGGACTGTCCACCGGCCACGGGTTGTACGGATCCACGAGCACGACATCGGCGTCCCGGTAGGCCATGGGGAGACGGTTGTAGAGCTGGAAGCCGTAGCCCCAGTTGAGTGGTACCAGGGCGATCAGATCAGAGCAGCGGACCCAGATGCCTTCGCTCTGGGACCAGCCCCACATCGTGTAGTAGTGGAAGCCCCCACCCAGTTTGCTGTCGGTGAAACTCGCTGTGCGTTGCACGAAATCCGAGTACGTCGGTGTGGTCGTGTTGTTGCCCCACAGATACATGCCGTCGTCCTCATCCTGGGACAGGTTGTGGGTGTTGCGGATCAGCCGAAGGAAGGTGCAGTCGGGCTGTCCACTGATGACTGTGGAGTGCGGTTGCTGCCACGTCAGGTGCAAGGTGGAGTAGTCGAGGGCCATGGCCTCAAAAGGAGCCACCGAAAAGTCGGGCCTAACCAGGCTGGGGTCGCGCCCGAAGTGCGTTTGGTTGTATACGTCAATGCCGTATACGCCCACTTAGGCCCCCATGACGATCCAGCACAAGGCGACCAGTGCTTGCCGGTCCACCGTGAGGTCTTCTTGGAAGGTGATCCAGGCACCGTTGTTGTCGACCTCGTAGAGCAACAATTGATCCTCTTCGTAGCGGTATGTGTACGCACCGGGGTAGGCGATACTCCCTCCAGGGAAGGGCATCTTCATGAAGACGAAGGTGAGGATGCCACCGAAGTTGGCGGCGCTGTAGTCGACGCGCAGCATGCCGTTGGAGTTGGTGTACCCGGAAGTGACTCCACCGGTCATGCGATAACGCTGAGCCGTCCACTGTGGACCGGCGATGGGGTAGGGACAATTCTCGCTCACCGTGGTCCAGATGAGGAATTCAACCTGGTTGTAGGTGACGAAGTTGGCACTCTGGGCCTGGGCGAGAGGAACAAGGTGGTTCAGCGCCGTGGCCCACTGACCGGCTACCGGTTGGGTGAAGCCTCTGGCACCATCGACGCGCATGTACTGGGGATGGTCGTCGGCATTTTTGTTGCTGAGTTCGGCGTGAATGTGGTTGTGCGACGGCGGTGGTAGCGGGTAGATGGCGTTGTTGGTCGGGTCTGGGTGACCGTTCGCTTTGCCGTTGAAAAGCGCGTCGATGTTTTTGCCTATGGAAAGGCCGTAGTACTTCCCCCAGTCAGAGCGCAGGCCGAGGTTCTGCTCCATGGCGATTATTTCTTCATGGATCTCATTGGTGATTCTGGCCCGGTCGATGGTGAGATCGACGGTGGCGGGTGGTAACTGTCCCGGCTTCTCAGGGTCCGAGACGATGTGGCCTGGTTGTCCAGGCTGGTCCTGATAGGTGAGGAACGATTTGATTGAAGCCGGGTACGAGGCTGGCATTAGTTGAACATCCCGATGGCGATCCAGGTCAGCGTGACCCACATGCCCGCTTGCCACGAGTAGTCGTGGGAGAACTGCACCACAGCTCCATACCCTGAAGCTCCCATCAGAGTGATCTGGGCCTCGATCCAGTTGTACGGTGGGCAGGGCTGGGCGGGTTGTTCGGGCGGCATCTTGGTGGCGACGAAGGCTTGCACCGTGCCCATCGGGGTGCCAAAGGGCACGAAGATCTGACCGGCTCCATTGGTGCAACCGGTGAACTCGCCG